TTAGAGCCGTTGATTCAACATGTTGACCTGATCCCCGCTCATCTCCTCAATCCATCTACCATAGATCTCGAATACCATCTGAGCGTTTTCGTGGCCCATTTGGTTCGCGATGAACGAGGGATTTGCACCGGCTGACAGCAACCAACATGCGTAAGTATGTCGTGTATGGTACGGATTACGGCGTCGAATGCCAGATAGTTTTACGGCGGCGTTCCATGACTGTCCAATAGACGAAAGTGAGTAGTTTTTCTCTTTCCCTTTTTGTTTGCGAGGCTGGAAAACGAAAATGAGGTTCTGTGTTTCAGTTAGACCATATTCCCTGTGATGGTAGATGATTTTTTGCTGCTGCCGATACCCGGTAATGTCTTTTTGCGCGGACAGTGCCTCGATAGCATGACTTAATAGTGAAATTGTGCGAACGCCGGCCCGTGTTTTGGGAGGGCCAAAGTGTCCCAGGGTGGTTAGGTTGCGAGATACATGAATAACGCCCGCGTCCAAATCAATATCTTCCCATGCCAAAGCGCACAATTCACCATGCCTCATTCCCGTGTATACTGCTAATTGCCACAAATTTCTCGCCTGCCCAGACAAGTGACTGATTAACTGCTCAAACTCATGCTTGAGTAAAGGATCTGGGCGTGGTCGGCTTTTCTGTAATTTTTTTATTCCTTCGAATGGTCTTCCCGTAATAAGATCTGAGCGGTAGGCAAATCGCAGTAGGGAGCACAGGAGCGAAATATAATTGTCAACTGTCCGAACGGTTCGGCCTTGTTTATTGCTACGAACGGATTCACTGTAGTATGTCTCGCCATGCAGAAGTTGATAGCGATATGCTAAAATATCGTTTTGGTTGATGCTATTTATTTTAGTATCTGTGCCGATAATCTTTAGCAAGGTATTTATTTGTGAGCCAGTTTTACGCAACGTGTTGGCTGTTAGTTCAATTTCCCTAACTTTGAGCCAAACGTTAGCCAGTTCACCAAAAGTGGATATTTTTCTTGTATCGCAGTCTTTTAATTTTTTTGAATTTGGAAATCTCTTTTGATAATCGAATTCCCCTAAATTTATTTCGCTTACCACTATATTACGCAAGCTTCCGGCCTTTTTTATATTTGCGGGTGTGTTAGACCAGCCGATTAGCACTTCTCTGCATCGCTCACCGTGATACATAAACCAAATGCAGATACTTCCGCTTCTTATTTCAACGCCAGTAGGAAGTTTTGACATGTATGCTCCTTGGTTATGCCTCTTGGATAAGCTGATTTATTGCAGGGTGGTTGTACCATGTGATACCGCGCTGTGTTTTTTCGCCTGAAGGGGATACCCGCTTAAAATGAACGCCCTCGATCCAACATCCCTGGCGGTATCGTTCAATCTGACGCTCATCGAGACCCGTCAGATCTTTTAGTGCATCCTCAACAATCCATTCATGGTTAAAAACAATATTATTTTTGGTCATTGGTCAGTCCTCGGAAAAAGGGCATGCCAAAGACACGCCCTTATTTTGGTCGTTTTATTTGAGTAAGGAAGGGGCTGTGGTTAGTAGAAAATCCAGTTTTCTGTTTCGGCATTATGGCCGAGATTGTATTCAATTTGCGCGGATGAAAAATCCAGCTTTGCCATTTCTTCAACGACTGTGGTGATAATGGCAATGTCCTGCTTTAGCCGCATTAGATGATATCTCTTCCGGCGCAGCAGACTTTCTAGCGCTAATTGCTGTGATGGGAAAGCAAAAGATCGCTCTGCTGATCTTGCAACTTTCTTGATCGCGTATCGCATATATTTCTTTTTCCATCCGTCGAGCCATCGCGCCTTATCCCGATCGATATCGTAATCCTTAGCCCAGTGAGCAGGGCATAGAAAGGCATAGCTATTAGTCTGGTGGAAGGCAATATACTGCTCGGCGATAACTTCAATTCCCGCCGCTTGAACGGTTTCAAAATATCGCCAGTAGACAGGATATCCGTTATGTTCTGTTTTCGATTCTGGGAACGGAACTGACCATGATTGAGGCATGTGTTTCTCCTAAGTTTAGGTAATAAAAAAATCCGCTGATTAGGCAGATCGGTTATTCGCCGTCATTAGTATATTCGAGCCGGTCTATTAAACCTCCCGAGCCTTTAACATGGCATCAGCCATTTCATAACTGTTGTCAGCCCAGCGGTTCATCATATCTTCCATCTCTTCTGGTGCTATCTGCGAAAGCCAGGCTTGCATTGCCTTTGCTGCAAAGTAATCGCGTAACGTCATGCCGGTGAACTGGTAAAGGTAGTTATCTCCAGTCTGATGCATGCCTGCTTGCATACTGATTGGGTTAAATTGTGTTTCAACAGGAAACGCTGGCCCACCTCCTTTTGGCATCATAAATCACCACTCATTTTTATTGTTTGGATCATGTTATTCAGCCCTCCATGAATGGCCGACGATTTCAAAATTATCTCTGCACGGATTATCCAATTTCATGCTGTTACACTGAGCGAATTCAACATCGACGAAACCAGAGATATCCTCTTCGGCTGCTGAAGCTGGAATGTCTAATTCCAGGGTAACGATTATTGTCTTTGTTAAATCGGTCACTCCTTTTCTCCTTTGATAAAACAAACCCAATGCGTATTGCTGCGCTTACCGGATAAGTGGCCAAACGCTGGTTTTTGGTCAGTCAGTGCCAGCACTTCACGGATAGGGATTTGCGTTTCATTCCACTTAAACACCAACACGCCGAGCGGCCGCAGTACCCGGAACGCTTCAGCGAATCCAGTGCGCAGGTCATCACGCCATGTATCCCTGTTCAATGCGCCGTACTTTTTGCGCAGCCAGCCATTCTCTCCGGCGCGTAGCAGATGGGGCGGGTCAAAAACGACCAAAGCAAATTGCGCATTGTTGAAGGGGAGGGCGCGGAAGTCGGCGACAATATCGGGATTTATCTCCAGGCTGCGGCCATCGCAAAGGGTGTGCTGCTCCCGGCGAATGTCTGTGAATACTGCCCGGGCATCGTGGCTATCAAACCAGAACATCCTTGATCCGCAGCACATATCAAGAATAGGGCGTTGGGGTGACATAGACATTTACGGCTCCCAGCAATCAATTTCAGCATCAATGCTGTCGTCAATCTCTTCGATGGTGATCTCGCCAGTCAGAAAGTGGAGCGCCTCTTTGGTGTAGCGCTCACGGTTTTCATCAAAATAACGAGAAAACTCTGGTGTCCAGCCGTATGGATTACCTTGCCCGGCAAAATCGGCCTTGGCGTTGTTTTCTGCCATTTCAGCAACCAGGCAATCAGCGGTGATTTTTCCATTCTCCCGCGCAAACGGCTTGATGTCAGCTTTACACCAGTAAGGGGAAATCTTTGAGTCACCCCATGGTTTCAGGCGAATGCGCCAGCGCCGCTGGCAACGTTTTATCAGGGATTTACTCATCGTTTTCGCTCCATGCCGGCATGATGGTATCAACGGGCAGGCACTGGTATTCAGTGGGCAATTTCTGCGCCCTGATATCCGCCTCGCAATTTTTCCGATCTGGATATACCCAGCCCTGCGGCTCGTATTGGCACGGCTGGAATGTGTAACAGACAAAAAGAAATAGACCGAACAAAGCGGCCTCCTTCGGGTTTCATTGAATCAGGGGGGGATTTACCGCATCACGGTGAGGATGCGGTGATATTGGGATTAATAGTCATTGGGATAGTTGATGTCGTCCGCTTCGTCATCGAGCACCAGCAGGCTATCACCGTAATACAATGCACCTACCATTTTCTCGAAGGTGCTTCTGAACTGAACCGGCTTCTTACCCAGCGCATCGTTAAATTCGAGCTTACCGTTGAAAAGCGAATAAACAGGGCTCCCTTCGTGCATAACAGGATTGTTGTTGCGCCCATCTCGAACGGTCTTCTGATGAAAGCCCAGATAGACCTCGCACTGATGCGCTTTCTCTTTCTGCTCTTTGCTCTGGTAACGATAGGATCTTTCGGAAGCGGGTTCCTTTTCAAACCCGATGTAGAAAAAGCCGTCACGGTCGTCATTAACAACAACCTGCGGGCGTTCCCATCCCTCTTGCTCGGCTTCTTCCTGATACTGTTCAACATAGGCCCGCCACAGGTCAGATGCCTTGATGAACTTCGGCAACTGGTCTTGTTCGATGAAATCCTTCACCAGTTCCTGCATCTGCATTACCAGGCGTTCGCTAACTTCATTGGTCTTCCACTGCTCATCAAGGGCGCGAGCCAGCAGCAGGTTATAGCGCGGCAGGTCAGCGATTTCGGTGATGTTGCCGGGTAATGCCTCTTCGAGAGCCTTCTTCACCGCATCGGGAAATCTCCCCCAGCGGAACGTATCTTCAATGGTTTTTTCATACAGCGCCCGGACGTGCTTATGGATCATGTCACGGAACTCTTCAGATGCTTCAAACTGACGGCAGTGATCATTGATAGCCATCGCCAGACTGGTTGCGTTAACGGAGGGTGCTGCTTCTGTAATATGGGTCATGGGTCAGTCCTCAAATAAAAAAACCGCATAGCGCGGTCAAATGTTGTCAGGCGGATTAAGCCTTTCTGGTAAGTGGGGTATTTGCCGTTTCAATACTGCCGTTTTTCATAAGTTCAGCCATAAGTAGTCATATTCAATGGCAAACTTCGCAACCAGCAGGCCCAGAGCAAAACCGATGGCAAACCCGGCATCAAACGCCCCTGCAATAGAAAAAAACCGTTTCATTCAAAACTCCTTTCCCAGCCGCCCCAAGATCACCGATTTGGATGGCAATGGCAGTTGATGGGCTCGTTGCCATTGCTTGCGTTGTGTTTGGGTTTTTTGGGCCAGCAATTTGCGAACATCACCAACAGGAATGCCGGTATCTTTGGCTATCATGTTTTCATTGATGCCTAGCCGGTGAAGCTGGTACACCGCCAGCATAATGGTTGATGAGTAGTAGCGGCGCGCACCGATGCGTGGCATGGGGGAGGGCATCCGGGTGAACGTATTACCGGTATAGATTGGCTTGGGCTCAGGTTTATACGGTTCGCCCAGTCGAATTGATGACCGCGCCCGCATGCGATGAATAATGACGTTCAGCCAGTTGCAGCGATCGTCTTCCGGTTTATAGAGGACGCCTAAATGCAATTCTTCCATATCAGGCGGCCTCGCTGCGTTTTTGTGCCTGTTCCCAATCCTTCACCAACCCCATGCATTTGGCGTGCACCTGGCGCGCGGTGGCGAGCCCGAACCCTTTCACCTTATCGGCCAGCATTTCCGGTGTGCGGCGCACAATGTCGAATAACGAATAGATGCCAGCGGCGCTGAGGAGATCCAGATACTGCTCTTTCAGTGGCAGCGTGCCGGATAGCACTGATTCGGCCCATTCAGCGCGGCGCACCAGGTGAGGGTGGGTTTCTTCCAGTAGCTCGCGGATGCGTGCTGTGACGGCTTCATTTAGCCCTTCCGGCCAGGCATCCTTGAAACTCTCAATAATGGGATACATCGGGACAGCCCAATCTGTTACAGACACGATCATGCAAATGCCGATGGTGCTACGGATTTCCAGGTGCCAGTCGATACCATTCAGGATTGTTACGTCATATTCAGGGGAGCGGAGCTCCAGCCCCCACTGGAAGGTGTAGAAATAAAACCGCACGCCATTGCTGGCCTGCCAGTAGCGTGGCGCCACGTCGCCGTCGGCACGCCGTAACCGCGCCTGAACATCGACCAGATGCCGGTTTAGCTCGTCGTTGAGTTGCACCATGCCTGAGAGCCGACTTGTCTTGTCGGCCAGTTCTTTTTTTAGTCGGCGGATTTCCGTCAACTGCTGGTCACGCAGTTTCCGGCTGTCGGCCAGCTCCTCTTTAAGGCGCACAAGTTGCGATTTCATGCGCTCTGGATTGAGCGATTTCAACTGATTCCGCTCGTTTGCCAGCATGGCATTATCGGTAAGCGCCAGCTTGTACCTGGCGGTGATGCTGTCACGTTCAGCCATCGCTTCAGCGGCACTCAGTTCAGCGGTTTCGATGCGTTCCTGAATCTGCTTCAGCGCCAACTCTTTGGTGGTTAAGGCGCTACCTGTAGTCTCCAGTCGATCAAGCAAAGCGTTGTATTCGTCAGTCTCCTGGTTGATTTGCTCAATACACAGGGCCTGTGCTTGATTCAGCAGAATTGCGGCGCTCTCTATAGAACGCTGCGCCATGCCGGTGGTTTGGGATGTCGCCAGATCAAGCTGCGCCCGAACAGGGCGCAGGGATGACTCCAACACGTCGGCGACGGTTGTTGTGGTTGTCATAAATAATTTCCTGATGTGATTAGTTGGCGTTAGCCTGAACTGACTGGATGTGTTGCAGCAATGCAGTGCAGATGCGTGAAAAATCGCGCTCGTGATACAGTTTTGCGGATTTGTCCGTAGCGGCATGCATGATGCCAAGACGCGCCAGACCATCAACAGTCAGAGAGACTGGTGCCAGACGGTCGTTGATTTGCCCCAGACGCAACGCAGGTGTTTCATCCGGCTCAATCTGCTTGCTGCTGCTCATTGCTATGCGACACGGTGCCGACGGCGCCATGATTGTCGTGCTTTCCGTTTCGCTGGGGGCTCTTTCTGCTGGCGTTGTTCTGCTTCCAGTCGCGCCGCTTCCTCTCGGCGGATGCGCTCACGTTCCGCTTCCAGTCGGGCTTCTTCCGCTTTTTTGTGTGCATCAATGCGCGCCGTTACCGCCAATTTGAAGTCATCAAATGGCTTGGCAACCAGTTGTTGCAGGTCAGCCAGTAGCGCGCGATAGTCGGCGGCGTTGGTATCCAGCCATGCCAGCTTCGTGCGCAGGTCGGCGGCCTGTTGGTCAGCCGCGATTTTGCCATTCGCCAGTGCGGTGTCTAGCTTGTCCTGAATGCTGGTCATGGTTTTCAGTCCCTTTATCGCACCTGCAAAATCCGGCACAACGATATCAAGGCGGACACCGCTAATTTCGCGCTGTAGTTCAGTGACGTGATCGGCAAATGCCTGACGTGCCGCGACGACTTTCTCCGTGCGCCGGCGTTCTTTCTCACTGGCCAGCAGTTTCTCGGCCATAAGCCGATTGTCGCGCACCAGCCTGGACAGCATATCTTTCTGGCGTTTTGCCTCATCAACACGCTGAATTTGCGCGAGCATCATAGATTCTGCTGCATTCAGTGTTTCCTCTGCCTTTTTCATAGCCTTGATTTGCAAATCAAGATCGGCAAAGTCCTGATCGGTCTGTGGCTCTCTGATCAATTTGTTTTCGATGAAATCGCGCAGAGCCACTTCGAAAATCGTGAAGTTTTCGCGCACCTCAATCTGGCCGTTAACTTGTACCGTCACCGCAGGCAGATCTTGCACCGCCTCGGCCACAACAGTCGGAGCCGGGGTGGGTAACGTGTATTCAGCCAGATCGCGATCGAACTGAGCCCAGCCAGCCCGAATGCGCTCGAACCAATTAGCATCAGGCAGCACTTCCATCCAGACCAGGCGCTCGGGTGTGCCATCAGATACCGTAAAAATGACGCGCTGTGCGCCCGTAACCAGCATGATTTGCTGGCACTGCGGCATGTGGTCGTCGGGGAGCACATTGTTAGACACAGAAGCAGCCAAATCGGTATTCCACTGCTTGTGCTCAAACGCAGTGTCTTCAAGCAATGTCAGGCCGTCGCACGATGCCGATAATTTCCCGCCTCCATCTTCGTCAGAGCAGGTGACAGGATAGAGGTCATCACCAATGATTTTCTCAACCAGCGGGCGGGCAAGTGCCTCAACCTCATGCCCGTAATCAAGAATATTTTTCTTTACCCAGTCGGTGAATGCTTTAGGCGTCCCGGTGTGTTTAATGCGCAGCAACTCAGATCGTGCGACTTTTTTTGACAGCCCCAGCATGGCGGCTGCTTCGCTGGCGCCGTGGTGAGTTAGGCGGAAGGCCGCCCACTCATCAGTGCCCTGGACAAGGTGGTGAATTTTCATTGCCGATCGCTCCCATTGTTTACCCAAGAGGCAATCTCCATGCGCTGCGCGTCGGTGAGTTGCTCTTTTGTCTGAATCATGGCGATCAGGTCATCGGCCGCTTTGCCACCGTCAATGGCCTTGCGCCATCCCGCTTTTTTCTTCTCGAAAGCGGCATCACTGCATATGGGAAGGGCGTTCGCGGAAGAGGTGGTTGAATGAGCCTGTTCAGCTTTATTTTCCATGACGCTTTTCCATGAGGCTTCACCGTCACGAATTGCGCCATAGATACCACGCAGGTTAACCAACTCTGAGGGCGAGCAAGTATCAATGCTGTGGCCTAAAAATTCAGTCAGCTCTGACGCTTTAACGCCGATTTCTGCGAAGGCATCGGCGATACGCTTGCGCTCGGTGTCGGGGTCGCGTGCCGCTTCATCTAATCGGATAGCCTTGATGATGGACTCTGCTTCATCTTGCAGATCGCCAGGGATGATTCGCAGCCCTAGGGTGCGAATGGCTTTTGAGATTTGCGCCGATCGCTTGTTCAGCAGGTCGTCATCGGTGGCGGGAACGGTGTAGACGTTTTTATTGTAGCTATTCTTACGCACGCTAATGTAACTGCCGTCATCGCAGGGCTTTGACCGTTCAACTGTTTTGGTTACGCGCACATCCAATGGATAGGTCAGATTGGATTCCAGGTCGGTCACAGAGACGCGGTGTATCTCTTTGTGGTCATCCTCAAAAATCATACTGGTTTCTACCAATACGTTCGTCATGCAGCGCAGTGCTACCTCAACGAATCGGATGCCCAAACCTTCAACGCCGTTGCCGATGGGTTTACGGTAATACGCGCTTTTGTTGTTGGCAAAGCTGGGGCGTCGGCATTCCTTCAACAGGTCTTGGCGTACTTGATCCCACTGGCGTGGGCGGCGAAGTGCCATGATGTAGCGGGCTTCAACCATCGCCTTCGCTTGTGCTGCCACCGCAGTGGCAGATGTTTCTGGCGCTGCCAGGGTATTGCTGACGCCGCCAAAATCCTGACGTACAGTCAGTGCTTGAGAATCAGTGAAAGTCATGGTCAGTCCTTAATTACAGAATCAATGACAGGGCGGAAAACGCGGCGAGTACGATGATCAAAGGGAACATCACACCGTTCTTCTGCTGCGGGTGGTGGTGAATATTGTGGCTACCGATACCGTGCCGGTATTGGATGTGTTTAACGTAGCGGGTGGTCATGGTATTCTCCTTGCGATCGGATTGGTCTCCGATCAACTGCTGATGACCCTTGTGGTCATTGGTCAGTCCTTAAGGGTTGTGCGGTTTGGTCGCTGCACAACCGGGATAGCCCCGGCGTCAGCTGGGGCTTTTCTCTTTTCAGGCGACAATACTCAGCCCGGATAACTCCATTGCTCGCTCGATCATGGTGACGCGACGGAATATCTCTTCCTGCACATCGAGCAGATAGTTTTCTGTCTGAGGTAATTCGACCATCGCACCAATGGGACGGTCATCGGTGCCAGCGATGTGGCAGCGATTTTTCAGTAATACCTTCATATCACCGATAAGCCGTGCGTTGCGGTGCATATTGGTGATGCGTTCGGTCAGGATTTGCTGTTCTTCCGGGCTTTGCTCCAGCCTGCTCTCGTATTCCTCCAATATTTCTTCAATCATGCGTTGATGGTTGTAATCGTTCATCAGTGCCTCCTTGTAAGTGGCCTCACTCATGCGCCCGCCGGAGCGGACGCAGGGGGAAAAGCTGCTTATTTCTTGTCTTCGTTGATGCGCTGATAGGGGAAGCGATCAGTGTGGGGCTTGATGTTCTTGTAGAAGTGGGAGCCGACAGAATCCGCATCTTTGAATGCGGCGAAATCGTCGGCACTCACATTGCTGTAGTGGTACAGGCTGCCCGGCACGTTATTGCGCCCATTGAAACGAATGGCCAGAGTGCTGGTGGCTGGGTCGTGGCCGATGCTGTGGATCTGGGATGATTTAACGGGGGTCATGTTAATGGTCATTAGTGAGTCCTCTTAGTTTGCGTACATAGTTCATGCAGTAGGTCGGGCTGCATGTTTTCCATTCGTTTTTGTGTTGCATTCTCTGGCTGGGTGGGTAATACGCAACTGTTCCTTGCGGTGTGCGGAATATCAGCGTGTTATTCCCTTCCTCCAGCTCTATGCCGTTTCGGATAAAAAACGCTTTAATGCGTTTATGTGCGCCATCACGGGCTTTACGGCGGTTTTCTTTTAGAAATGGCTTGATATCCCTGAAGTAGTCACCAACATCACCCATCTGCTTTACCCTTGAATTTGGTGCCGCAGAATGGGCAAAAATTGATGGCGATTTTTGTGTCACCATTCGTGCAACGTTGTTCGAGATCGCCATTTTTCTTACGCTTGCGGTAGCGGAAGCGGTAAGAAAGCATGACGCCACAGTAATCACCTTTTTCGAGGATGATTACCCTGTTATCGAAGTCAGATTCATCCACTTCGGCACAATCGCTTGCTGCTGCATCGCGCAATCTTTTATCCATTGCCTTCTTGGTTTCTTGAAAACACTTACAGGCCATTGTCCGCTCCCGATTTGTTCAGTTTTTCCGTTAACTCCGCGATACATTCCTGCGCTGCGCGCTTATAAGCTGCGCCTGCACTACCGCTGCCGTACTTCTCGGTGACACGGTTCTCAAACACATCGAGCGGGCCGAAAAAGCAGCCTGCGGCAATGTTGAAGTTGCCCTGCGTCCAGACCGCGAAGATCGTGCGATTGCTGTAGCCGCAGTTTTTGCGCCAGGAGATATTCTGGATGTGCTCAACATCCAGATAGAGAGATTCGCAGGTAAGGTTATCGGGCAGCGCGGTAATCTGCGTGCCGCTCAAGTCCAGCCCGCCGCCGACGGTAAGGCTATCGGGCAGCGCGGTAATCTGCGTGCCGCTCAAGCGCAGCCAGCTGCCGACGGTAAGGTTATCGGGCAGCGCGGTAATCTGCGTGCCGCTCAAGTCCAGCCAGCTGCCGACGGTAAGGTTATCGGGCAGCGCGGTAATCTGCGTGCCGCTCAAGTCCAGCCAGCTGCCGACGGTAAGGTTATCGGGCAGCGCGGTAATCTGCGTGCCGCTCAAGTCCAGCCCGCTGCCGACGGTAAGGTTATCGGGCAGCGCGGTAATCTGCGTGCCGCTCAAGTCCAGCCCGCCGCCGACGGTAAGGTTATCGGGCAGTGCGGTAATCTGCGTGCCGCTCAAGTCCAGCCCGCCGCCGACGGTAAGGTTATCGGGCAGTGCGGTAATCTGCGTGCCGCTCAAGTCCAGCCAGCTGCCGACGGTAAGGTTATCGGGCAGCGCGGTAATCTGCGTGCCGCTCAAGTCCAGCCCGCTGCCGACGGTAAGGCTATCGGGCAGCGCGGTAATCTGCGTGCCGCTCAAGTCCAGCCAGCTGCCGACGGTAAGGTTATCGGGCAGCGCGGTAATCTCTCGACACCCCTCTAAATCAAGGTGATAAGGGATAGTTACAGAACCGTTAGCATTAACGATGTGTTTAATACCGCGTCTTTTTAGAAGAGAAACGAAGTCAGTCATTGAAATTTTACCTTTTTTCAAGCAATAAAAAGGCCACCCGAAGGTGGCCGGTGTGTTGCCCTGGTGAGGCGTAAAACTCGCTTTTCAGGCGAAAAAAAAGCCCACCGAAGTGAGCTTGATTTAGGTATTTAGTAAACCCCGTGAGGGATGGTGCTACATCCGCGCATTTTCTGGCGACCAATGGCCGTGTAGCCGGTATGTCGTTCAGGATTTTCACTGCTTTCGAGCGCTTTCTTCGGCGCAGGGCAAACCTGCATCTTTTTGCAGCACTCGGCGAGTAGAATAGCCTTGCCCACACGATCGCTTTTGCGTTTGGCGATACGTTGGATTTTTTCCATGCACTGCCTGGTCATGGCGGTGCGACGTTTTTTACGTGGTTTGGTCATTGGTCAGTCCTTAAGGGTTGTGCGGTTTGCTTTGGGGTGTGGTGGCCGGTACTGATATCCGACTCAGGGCTGCGCGCCGCTTTTCATAGCAGATGCCAGTTGCTGCACCCTAGGGGGTCTACCAGCCCGGTTGTTTCCATTCGCCGCGCATCAGCCTGCGCATTCACCACACCCCAAAAAAAACCAGCCACACTCCGCAGTGGCCGCGCCCATGCCCTTGGGTCAGTCATCGCGGTTCGTCTCTGCTCCCCGCTTGCTATAACCAGTACGTGATTGGCCGCCACGTTGCGTACCGGTGCTTCTTTTCTTATTAACCCTCACCAGATGCAAAGCTGGCTCCCTCTGGGGACTCGGAGCGACATCATTACTGTCACATTGGCACAACTTGCCGCAGTCTATCTGCGTTACTACTTCATTTTTGCTATCCTCCTTTGTGTCGGTAACTCACATGTTTAGCCGTAGCCGTCGCACCGGTACATGCAGACCGTTGGTGTGTGCGACTTAACCTGACTGTTAAAGAGCGTATCCGGTTGGGATATGGAGTAGTTTATTGAATACTTAACTTTAGTCAAGTGTATGCTTTTTGATAAACTGAAAATTTCAAATATCATTTTGTTTTTAAATGAAAATTATTCTATGAGCGATATGTGAAATTCATCGAATCTGCGATAAAGAGGGGGGCACCAGCTCGATGAGTGGGCGATAAAAACTATTGAGTAGAGGTATAACAAAGAGGGATTGGGTGCGTTGCAGGAGAGGCTTACCGCAACGAGTTGATCAGTCAGTTCCTTTGATGGATATGGGCCTTGGCAGAAATATCCGGCCTGGCATTAAGAGTTATCCATACAATTTTTACACCATAATGTAAAACCATCAGCCCGGTTCCCATTTTTATAAAAGCTTGTTTTCATTTTTCTTTTTTTACATTTAGGGCAATACTTCATATGTTGAGTATTGCGTGGCGCGCTCAAACATTCATCACACCAGGTTGTATAACCCCCCTCGTGCTTGCTGGATTTCCTGAATTTATCATAGGCAAGATTTCTGCTGCATCGTGGGCAAACTTTCTTACCTGCATTCGCAGATGATTCTGCGCTGACATTATCTGTTGTTACAGGGCGTTGGGTAATGGGTTTTGATGCTGGACGCATAGGGTGAGTGATTGTAATTTTAGGTGCGGCCACTTCCTTCTCCTCTTTCATCTTGCGAGCGAACTCGTCTTCGAGCTGGCTGAGTGTTGAGCGTTTTTCTGTGCTGACCTCAGTAATGGTAGGGATTGGGGCTAATGGGGCTGCTTTCCCATACGGCGCGGCATACTCAGTATGCTCATGTTTGATCGTCTGGGTGCGTTCAATACGGATTTCCCCCGTACTGGTTTTAATAGTGTTGGTTTGCCGAATAACGGTTTCGTCTGTGATTTTGGTCTTTTTTTTGTTTACCAGATAGATAACCGCAGCTGCAATCCCTATTACGATCCAAAAATCCATAATTGATAACCTATTACTTGGTTTGCCTGTCCTTCCTGGTCGTGTTATCCGGGCAATTTAAACTCAGGCAAATCGACGATATTCTACGGTCTGGCCTATCAGCACTTGTGCGACAATGTGGAATTGATCTTCGTCGCCCGCCTCGATAAACCATGGTTTGTATTTTTCGTTATCAGATAGCACGGCCAATTTGTCTTTCATCATTTGCAGCCGCTTGACGTGCAGGGTATTTCCGAACACGAAAACGTAAACTCCGTCACCGTTAAATGCATTAACCGACACATCGACAAATGCCTGGTCGCCGGGATTGATGGTTCCAGCCATGCTATCGCCTGAGATAGTTATCATCTTGATAACCTCAGATATACGACCTCCAAATAACTGGCGTGCTTGCTCTGTCGTGAATTCAACTGCGGTGATGGTTTCGATATAGTCACCGGTGACAATGACACCGGGGCCTGCACTAGCCCTAATATCCATGACATCCACACGATAATGTTCTACAGAATCGCCTGATTTTGATACGTAAGATTTTGACAGCTCCATGTCTAAATAACCGGATGGCATCGCGTAATCACGCTCCAGCCTTCTGGCCGCTTTTTCGCCAAAAGACGCCTTCCCACTTAAAAGCTGGGATATAAAACTTTTCTCTTTTTCGGGGATCGCTCTCTCCGAAAACCATTCTTTGAGGCGAGCACGCCTGATCTCTTTGATATCCATAAAGACATTTTGATTAGTATTCATTAAACAAGCAAACTCTTGACTTTGGTTTAGTGATAACTAAACTCGGCTCTAAACAAAGAAGAGGTTTCCTTCCATGGAGTTAAAAACATACATCAAAAATTTGGAGCGAGGTGGTGCTAAAAAACTGGCAGCCACGCTCGGTATTTCACAATCGCATTTGTCGCAAATTGCCTCTGGGCGCTGTCCGATATCACCAGAACGATGTGTTGATATCGAGGTGGCGACAGCAAAATGCGTGAGCAGACAAGATTTACGCCCCCATGACTGGAGCAGGATATGGCCCGAGTTAATATCTCAATAAACCTGGTTCTGACCAAACCAGAAAAACAGTAACGTTAAGGACTGACCAATGACCACAATACATCGACCTGCCGGTGATACGGCAGGGGCTGCGATCGCGTCCGGTGTTCGCAAGGAATTGCTTTCACGCAAAAAAGTGGGCAAGGCTGGCTTGCCGTTCCACGACGTGCGCGAAGACCAGATCAAAACCCGCTGGACGGAGAGCGAGGCTGCCACCATCAAAAGCGTGGCGGGTGCCATGTCGTCCAATCCTGCCGTTGAAACCAATACCGCAGCGATCCGGGGCTTTCTGGCGATGTTCGCCGAATCACCAGACATGCTCACTCATGTTCACCGCGAACTGATTGCCGCCGGTTTGCCAATCCCCGATTGGTTGCCGCCGTTGCCGGAGAGGGCGCCACGATGAAGCAATCCTACGAAACCCAAATCAGCACCACACAAAGCGTGGATCTTGTCGCCAGCATCGTTGGCGGCAAGCTGGATATCGCCGGGGAAGAAACCCGGCGTCTGGCCATCACAGGGGCTTTGTCTCACGTGACGCGCGCGTTTTATTCGCGTCAGGTGGTGACAGTTGAGTTGAAACGAACGCGGCGGTGAATCATGGAAATAACCAAACCCCTTAATCGCCGCTACCGGGATAAAAACGGCGTGATTGTGCATGTCACAGGGTATGAGCCTGCAACCCAGCGGGTGATTTTCACTCGCCCCGGATATGAGCATCCATGCGCCCGCCCGCTGTGGCAGGTGCAGAAGTATTTCACGAGGCTTGATGTATGAGTAGCAAGCTGCGTTGGCTATTCGTGGATGTATTTCATCCGCAAGATCTAGAGGGACGCCATGAGCAGAATCTTCAACATCGTCAGTGAATTGACGGGGCAACGTAATAGCATCGTTATCCCTAGGCCACTATTGCGGTTCTTTTCGCTCAAGGGCGAACAGCAAGCGGCACAACTGGCTATGGTGCTTGGGCAGTTAATTTACTGGTCTGGTAAATCCAAGCTGGCGGATGGCTGGTTTTACAAAGAGCACGCCAAATTAGGTGAAGAACTTGAGCTTAGTGCACGGCAGGTTCAACGCATTGTGGAAAAGCTGGAGCTTCACATGCCTGGCGTTCTGACAACTGGTACTCACCAGTTACCGAGTGGCAAGACAGTCAAGCACTACCATCTGGATGGTGAGGCACTGATAGGGTTGATTTTCCCTGAGCAAAAAACCATCGATAAACCGGACGAAAACCCACCGACATTGCCGGTTGGGAATTCCGAAGATGGAAATCCGGGAATTCCGAAGATGGAACTGGGCGATTCCGAAGTCGGAATTCCCTATCTCTATGCAGTTAATTACATACAAAGAGATGATCTAACGATCATCTCTAAATATTCGTCTCAGCGTTTTTCGCAAGCGAATGAGGCGACGAAAGCGAAAGCCGATAAGTTTATCTCGCACCACCCAGACGCGGTGATCTTCACGCCAGCAGGGAAAGCATGGGGAACATTCGAAGATGTCAAAGCCGCCGTCTGGATGTACGAAAAAATTCTGACCTTGGACGCTTCAGCGAAAACGCCCAACTGGCCAGAATGGGCTAACACCATCCGCCTGATGCGGCAACAGGACGGGCTTACACACCGGGAAATCTGTGAAGCCTTCCGCTGGGCAAATACGCATGAGTTTTGGCAAAGCAACATCCTCAGCCCCGCAAAGCTGCGGGTGAAATGGGGTGCGCTGAAAATCCAACGTACAAACCAGATCGGTAAGCAACACCGTGAAGAGCTGGATTGGGACAGCACTGATTGGGCTGACGGGCTGGGGGGGCTGATATGAAAGGGATTCAGTCAATCCAACGCCATATCGGTAATCGCAACGGCGCAGCGCTGGCGGCTATGTCGGCACCGCAGCAAAACGCAATCTGCTTTGAACCGGATGCCAATGTACGTCAGCTATTCAACAGCCTGTTTCAGCAACTGCGGGTGATCTTTCCGGCGGTGAACGCGCATATCAAGACGCAAGCCGAACTGGACGAATTGCGCCAGCAGTGGACGCGAGCATTTGCCGAGAACGGTATCAACAGCCCAGCGCTGATCCAGATGGGATTACGGCGAGCGCGCCTGAGTGAAAGCCCATTTCTTCCATCACCAGGCCTGTTTATCGCTTGGTGTCGTGAAGGTGGCTCTCAGCTCGCCGGCCTGCCGGATGTCGATGCGGTGATGGAGGAATTTCAGCGCTATAGCGCCCAACGCGGATTCTACGCCACACCAGAATGCTTCCCTTGGTCGGCGCCGATCATGTTTTGGCTGGTGACGGATATGCGCCGTGTAATGTTGCAGTACAACCACACGACAGGTGAGATGCGCAAAGTGGCAGAACGCCTGCTAAAGCAATGGGAAAAGAAAGTCATGGCGGGGCAGCCAATCCCAGCCCCGAAGACGCAACTTGACGACTTACGACGTCCGCCAACCATAGGGGCCGAGCTGGGCATCGCCACGGCAGAAACTGATGTGAGGGGGCAGGAATTTCTAAATGCGATCCGGGCGCGTTACCCCCGGAGAAACACAACGACCAATGAGGACTGACCAATGACCATGATTTTCAAGAATGCGCTGATTTATCGCCTGACCCGCGATATCGCATTCGATGATCTGAACGACAAACTGGCTGTTTTTACCTTTGCGCCATGTGGCAGCCAGGACAGAGCGAAAACCGGCTGGATATCGCCGCTGGGAGTGGGCTATAGCGAATTAATCCACCAGGCTAACGGGCAGATCCTCCTCACGTTGCAGCGTGAAGAAAAAATCCTGCCTGCGCCAGTGATTGCGCGTGAGCTGGCAGCGAAAATCGACAGTATGGAAACCGTGCAACAGCGTCGCCTGAAAAAAACCGAGAAAGATGCGTTGAAGGATGAAGTTATCCAAACGCTCCTGCCGCGTGCGTTCAGTAAATACCATACCACCCAAATCTGGATTAACGCAGGGGCCGGGTTAATCATCGTTGATGCGGCCAGCGCCAAAAAAGCCGAAGACGCGCTGGCACTGCTGCGCAAGACGCTGGGATCATTGCCTGTTGTGCCCTTGATGCTGGAAACCCCCATTGAGTTGACACTGACGGAGTGGGTACGCTCCGGTGCTGCGCCTGCTGGCTTCGCCTTGCAGGACGAAGCCGAGCTAAAAGCGGTGCTGGAGGACGGCGGTATTCTGCGCAGTAAGCATCAGGATTTGGTCACAGATGAAATCGCCGGGCATATCGAAGCGGGCAAGGTGGTGACTAAGCTGGCACTGGACTGGCAGGAGCGGATCAACTTTGTGCTGGGTGATGACGGTAGCCTGAAGAAACTGAAATTCTCCGATGTTTTACTCGAGCAGAACGACGATATCGACCGGGAAGATACGGCACAGCGATTTGACGCTGATTTCGTACTACTGACGGGGGAATTGTCGGCGCTGATCAACAGTTTGATTGATGCGCTGGGAGGGGAGGCTGACCGTGTGGCACCAGAGCCAGAAAACCACGATTTGCAAGATGATCGGCTTTACCCAGAGGCTGTTCAGTTTGTGCAATCTTCGTGCCGGGCGACAATATCCGGTCTCCAGCGCCATTTCCGCATCGGGTATAACCGTGCGGCGCGCTTGATTGAGGCGATGGAAAGCAAAGGTGTAGTCTCTGCGCCGACGCATGACGGCACACGGACAGTGATCGGGGAGGCGGTGCAATGAATACGCCTATCGTGATTGCCAATATCGCCATTCGTCGCGACACTGATGGCCGTTACAACTTGAATGATCTGCATCGTGCGTCTGGCGGAGAAAAGCGCCACGCCCCAAGCTACTGGCTGGCGAACAAGCAAACCATAGCGCTTATCGCCGAGCTGGAAACTACCGAGATTCCGGTAGTTAGGCTTGAGGGCCGCAACGGTGGCACCTTCGTGTGTCGAGAACTGGTTTATGCCTATGCCATGTGGATTAGCGCGTCATTCAACCTGAGGGTGATCCGCACTTTTGATGCGGCCGCTAATCCGAACCCGACGGCGGAGAATGTCCGTGAGCGAGTTCAGGCGGGGATCATGATCGTAGAGTCTGCCGCCCGAACACTAAACCTATCTAACAGCTCAAAGCTCGGTGCATATCAAAAACTACAATCCATTATCGGCATCAACCTGATGCCTAACTACGCCATTGATGCACCCAGTGACGCGGCGGACGGTTCCAGCCGGACAACAAAAGCGCTTACCGATTTGTTACGCCAGCACGGTTTCACCATGACGGCGGCGATCGCCTATCTGCGGCTTGAGGCGGCGGGAATTGTTGAACGTAAAACACGCTCCAGCACGGGCAAGAAAACCAAATCGTTCTGGTCGCTGACATCACAGGGGCTGCGTTACGGCAAAAATATGACCAGCCCGGCTAACCCGCGCGAGACACAGCCACACTTTTTCGAATCTCGGGCTGATGATCTGTTGGCAATCATTGCGGGGAGGGATGCGGCATGACTGATTTCTCCCAAACCGAGTACGTGCAGGCACTGAATGCTCAGAAAGCTGAAGATGCGCATTTACTGAAAGATGTAGGCGATCAATGGCGTACACCGGATACCCTTTTTTGGGGTATCAATGCCATGTTTGGCCCGCTGGTGCTTGACCTGTTCAGCGACGGGGAAAACTCGAAGTGTCCGGCGTATTACACGGCGGAGGATAACGCGCTGGTGCAGGACTGGTCAGCGCGTCTGGCTGAACTGAACGGCGCAGCGTTTGCTAACCCACCGTACAGCACAGCGAAAATGCATGAGGGTGAGTACATCACCGGTATGCGCCACGTTATGGCCCACACCGCCAAAATGCGGGAACGTGGCGGGCGCTATGTCTTTCTCATCAAATCAGCCACGTCTGAAGTCTGGTGGCCGGAGCACGCCGATCACGTTGCGTTCATTCGCGGGCGTATTGCGTTTGAGGTTCCCGCCTGGTTTAAGCCGAAAGACGATAAGCAAATTCCCAGTAGCGCAGGTTTTGGCGCAGCTATCGCGGTTTTTGATAAAGAATGGCGTGGCCCTTCAGTTAGCTACATTCAGCGGGAAAAACTGCTGGCGACGGGTGACGCGTTCTTGGCACAGATCCGGCGAGAAGCGGGGCGGTTAGTACCTCAGCAGTCGATCATCATTCCAGAGACAGAGAATACTGTCTGGCCATCGGAAGTTAATTTCCTCTTCGAGCAGATCCCGGCAGCGATCACGCTGCCTGCTGGCCTGCAAAACAAACTCCGCAGTCATATCAACCGCCTGAAACTCGAAGGCGTACCGGATTCGGCAATTATCACGACCGCAGAAACATTATCCGTAGCCATGGGAGCAGCAGCATGAAAAATAACAGGGAAATCGTCGTTGATAACTTTGCAGGTGGCGGCGGTGCTTCAACTGGCATTGAGCTTGCGATTGGTCGCAGCGTTGATATCGCGATTAATCACGATCCGAATGCGATTGCGATGCACGCCACGAATCACCCAGACACGCTGCATTACTGCGAATCGGTATTTGATGTTGACCCGGTGGCGGCGACGGCTGGTCGCCCGGTGGGGCTGGCGTGGTTTTCGCCTGACTGCACTCACTTTTCAAAAGCGCGCGGCAGTGCGCCCGTTAAAAAAGAAATTCGGGGACTGGCCTGGGTAGTTCTGCGCTGGGCGCTGGCCGTGCGCCCGCGTGTCATGATGCTTGAAAATGTGGCCGAATTTAAAACCTGGGGGCCCTTGCTTACTGACGCGGACGGCACACGTCAGCCAGACCCCGTGCGATCAGGGGAAACGTTCGCGGCATTCGTCGGCATGCTGTCTGATGGCGTAGCCGCAGATCACCCAGCGTTAGCAGAATGCTGTGAATTCCTTGGAATCACCATTGATAGCGAGCCTGCGCAACGGTTGGTGCGTGGGTTGGGGTATAACGTAGATCACCGCGAATTACGAGCTGACAATTACGGTACGCCGCAGCGTCGGAAGCGGTTTTTTATGGTGATTCGCTGCGATGGTCATCCTATCGTTTGGCCTAAACCTACCCACGGTGATCCGAAATCTCTGGAAGTACAAGCGGGGCAACTGAAACAGTGGCGGATGGCGGCGGACTGTATTGACTGGTCGATTATGTCCACATCAATATTTGAACGGAAAAAATCTTTAGCCACAAATACGTTACGCCGCGTAGCCAAGGGATTGTGGCGCCACGTTCTCACCAATGCCGAACCGTTCATTGTTGGAGCTGGTGGCCCTGAATATTCTGGTAAGCCAGTCGCTATCAATCAGCCTTTCGGCACTATTGCTACTGAAAATCACCGTGCGGTGGTAACGCCATTATTAACACCATTCATCAATGAGCACGCGAATGCGAGCAGTCAGCGTACAATGCCTATTGATGAGTCCATGCGGACGCTCTGTGCTCAAGTAAAAGGTGGCCATTTTTCCGTCGTGGCACCAACGATGATCCCACTGCGTGGAACGAATGAGCACCAACTTTTTGGGCATAGCATAGAGCGCCCATTATCAACAGTAACAGCCAGCGGTGCACACCATGCGCTGATTACCGCCAGCTTTGGAGAATTGTGCGGTACAGGTGCGCGGCGCTGGAGTGATGGTATTCGCTCGCTGAAAACACCACTGAACACGGTTACAGCCAGTGCTGCGCCGAGCGCACTGGCAATGGCGCTATTCGAGCAGGCAAACGGCGGATTCTACGACGGCGACGGACATGCGGCAGACACACCAGTATCTACGCTCACTGCCTCCGGCAGTAATCAACGGCTGGTGACAGCCTATGCGGTCAAGTACTACGGCACTGGAGATAGAGGGCAATCCGCTGACGAACCAATGCACACAATAACGACTAAAGACAGGATAGGGGTTGTTAGTGTGGTGACGGTTCCCGCTGACTGCCTATCGCCGGATCTTCGGGAAAAGGCGCGATGCTGTGCGGAACTACTGCATAAATTCCTTCCAGAGCATTTTTGTGAACTTGTCGAAATGGTGCTGATGGCATACTGCGGCACATGGTATGTACTAGTTGACATTACACTGCGTATGCTCCAACCGCAGGAATTGTATGCGGCCCAAGGGTTTCCTAGTTGGTATGTCATCGACATGGACTATCGCGGCGTGCGGCACACGAAAACAGCCCAAGTCGCACGCTGTGGTAATGCGGTGCCGCCGCAGTTTGCCGAAGCGCTGGTGCGTGCAAATCTGCCAGAAATGTGCGCCGAGCGTGAAGAGGTGGCCGCATGACAACCGCTACCCGCACCAAATCACCTAAGAAGCACAAAACCGAAGCGCTGGGCGTACTGCTGCCCGGCGGTGGTATCAAATACTGTACTGATCATGACCGCGACGTAATGAAAGGGGTGCCAATCGGCACCCCGATCTCGCTCACACCTATCGGCGACCGCCGCAGCATCAAGCATCACCGCAAATTCTGGGCTCTGCTGGATCTGGGGTTTTCGTATTGGGAGCCTGCGTGGTCGTTTGTCAGCGATCGGGAGAAATGGATAGCTCATGAGGTGTCTAAAGAAGTCGCTCAGGAGGCGGGTGATCCTTCTTTGTATGACAACGTTACGAGGATTATTGCTGAAAGAGTTCTGGAGCGGCTAACGGCACAGCTTAAGCGCCGTTTTGATCCCGAAGCAGTTAAAACCAAAGATGCCTACCTGAACCACGTGATGGTAAAGGCTGGATTTTACGACCTGGCACCGAATCCCGACGGCGGCACGCTGAAACAGCGCTGGAGTATCGCGTTTGTGAACATGGGGCAGGAGAAATTCGACAAGGTATATCGAGGTGTATTTGGTGTGATCTGGAATGAGACGTTGAACCAGTATTTTGCTGATGAAGCAGAAATGGAAAACGCCGTTAACCAGTTGATGAATTTTTGAGGACTGACCAATGACCGATAATGTGGATTTTCCAGACGATAGTGACAACGTTTTGCAGTTTACCAGGCGTTTTGATGACAATGCTGACATCAAAGAGATGCGAAATTTTGTTGAGGCACCAAAGCCAGAAGGGCGGACATGTCGCCATGAGCGGGTTGTGGTTTCTGAACATGAGCGTTCAGTCAGTTGCCGCTTGTGCGGCGCAGTGCTGGAACCGTTTGATCACCTGCTGGCTTTGGCGAAGAAAGAAACCCGTATCGAGTGGGAGCTAACCGGGTTACGCCATGAAATAAAGTCGCACAGAGAGGGATTGGAAAAGCTGAAGCGAGAAGAGGCGAATTGTAAAGGGCGACTCCGCAACGCTCAAAATCGCCTCAGTGATATCAACGGGCAGATCCATGCGGCGAATCAGGAACTGCAATTTGTGCTGAAACGGGTCGGTGACATAAGAGCGATCAAGGAGAAAGGCCATGCTTAAGTCCCCGGCCTATCGTTCTAAATCCCTCCGTGATTCTGCTTGTGGGCTTGCCTGTACATTGCAGATCCCAGGAATTTGTAACTGTAACAGAGAAACAACAGTGCTATGCCACTTACCTAGCCTAACGCACGGTATGGCTTATAAGTCGGATGACTTCTTTGCGGTATTCGGCTGTTCCTCTTGCCATGATGTGATTGATGGACGCGTGCCATATGGCTGGCGGCCGGGTGAAAAAGAGGAAACGTATCTGGCCGCGCTGCACGCGACGTGGCGCATCTGGTTTGATGAAAGCCTGCTGGTGGCAAAAGGAGGTCGGTTTGCGTAATTCAATTGACGCTCTGGCGGTGGTTGGCAGCCGGGCAAAACTTGAGATGCATGGTGGTGGCGTGTGTAAGGTTTGTCACCAGCCCGAACTGGAGGAGCAGGCGGCACTTATCCAGTGGGCGAAACTGGCTACCATCAATGGCATTCGCCCTGGTAACTACCTAATCCACATTCCTAATGAGGGAAAGCGCGGGCCAAAAGCGGCGAGAGACGCCAAACGACTGGGGATGAGGTCGGGGGTTCACGATTTATTCCTGGCATTGCCATGTGGTGGATATGCTGGCTTATGGATCGAGATGAAGGCGGCAGGTGGTCGGCCGACGCCGGGGCAATTGGAATGGCAAGAGTTAATGCGCATGGCTGGTTACAGAGCTGAAATTTGCTATGGATTTGATTCCGCACGCAATGAGATAGAACGATATTTGCAGAATATGAAATGTTCTGCTGTTAATCCCTGATTTTGCAACGCTCGTTCATGGTCTATAGAATCAGCCTGTGACAAATAATTGCAGGACTGACCAAATGACCATAGCCATAGAACAACTGATTAAAATGCACGATCCGCGCTGCATGAGTATTGAATCACTCAACGTCGGGCGCGGACGTGCGTCCCTGTCCAAAGATCAAATCTTGGGGGCGCTCGCGACCGCGCAACGCCATAACTCAACAGGCTATGATGTGCTGATGGCGAAATACCGCCACGACAATCAGGCCGAGCAGCGGATCCGTGCCGCAATTACAGATTGGGCAAAGACTCATTCCGATTTAGAGCATGCAGAGAGTGCCTGTCAATTGGCACTTAATATGATGCTGGAGCGTAATTTGCCAGCCCAGATAAATCACATCAGTAAATTGTTGTGCAAATACGGGCCGAGATTTTCGCAGGTGCGCAAGAATATTGATTTGCTGCGTGCTGAAATTAAGCGCCTGGAAAAAGCGCGCAGCCAGGCGAAAACCGCAGATAAGGAATATCATCTGATCGGTCAGCAAATTGTCGCATTGTCAGCAAGGGTCGATGCGGAACGCCAAGGGCTGAAGGCATGGGCCACCCAGCAGGCGATGCGCAGTAATCTCTGCCCCCGGTGCAGCGGTACTGGCCGGACGCATAGACCGGTGATTGCACTCTGTAATGAGTGTGGTGGTGGTGGGCGCATTACGGCAACGTATGAGCACTTGCGGGCGTCGCTGGCTAACATAGGGGCTGTGATAACAACGGGAGAATGGCCGCAGTATTTGGCGCTGGTGAAGCAGTGCTTGCGTTGGTTGTATGTTGAAGAGTCTGGTGCATTGGATATTTTGAAGATGCGGCTTAGAGATGAAATAATTCAGTAAAAATTTTATTTCTTGCAGGGTAAAACATGAAAAAATGGATTCTATCACTGGCATTTTTTTCGATGGCAGTTTGTTAATCCGATGACTAATTGCCTCAACAATTACACAATTCCCAGGATTGCAGAAAAAACGTCACCTAAAGAGATCGTTGATGAAGCTTATGCTGTCTGCAAAAAAGAAGTAAAGACATGGCAGGAAGGGCGACGGGATTTGTCGGAGGAGATGCAGGTTCAGCATAATAAAGAAATGTATGATTTTTACATCAGAATGATCGAAATAAGGCGCAAGGCAACTCATAACCCGAATTGACCTCATCACGCATACGCGCTAAATTTGCGAAAGATACCGGAGTGTGCCTTAAAAAGCTGCTCCGGTTTTTTATTGGTCAGTCCTCAAGCCGCATGGTTCGCCCAGCGGCTTTTTTATTTCAGACAGCGCGCCGACCTCAGGGGAGGTGGAGATCGTGAAGATGCAAAACAATGTTCATACCTGGACGGACTTCTGGGATTTGCTCCGTATGTGGTGGAACGGTGATATGCCGCTCGGCGGCGTACTGTTGTCCATCCTGATTACCGTTCTGCGGGTTGCGTATATGGGCGGTGGCCACAAAAAAATGCTGTTGGAGGCGGCGCTGTGCGGTGCGCTGACGCTGACGGTGATTTCATCACTGGAGTATTTCAGCCTGCCGCGAACGCTCACTGTTGCGATTGGCGGCAGCATTGGCTTTATCGGCGTTGAGCAGATCCGCACGCTGGCGCTGCGCATTCTTGGCAACCGCTTTGGCGGCAATAACCCACAGGCGTAAATACCATGACTCAGAATCCACCACGGCATAAAAATTTATCCGCATTTCTGGATATGCTGGCCTTTTCCGAAGGCACCGCCACCCACCCACTGACGCGTAACCGTGGCTATGACGTGATAGTCACCGGTCTTGATGGCAAACCGGAGATCTTTACTGATTACCACGATCACCCGTTTGCCAATGGCCGCCCGGGAAAAATTTTCAGCAAACAGGGGCTGCGCTCCACTGCTGCCGGGCGCTATCAGCAGCTCTATCGTTATTGGCCGACGTACAAAGCGCAGCTAAAACTGCCAGATTTCAGCCCCGACTCTCAAGACTCGCTGGCGATTCAGTTGATTCGCGAGCGCCGGGCGCTTGATGACGTGATCGCGGGCCGCATTGAGCGTGCCATTGAAGCGTGCAACAACATTTGGGCTTCGTTGCCGGGTGCTGGTTACGGCCAGCGCGAGCATAAGGTTGAGAGACTGATTGCCGCTTATCAGCAAGCCGGTGGGGTATTAGCACAAGATTGATTGCTTTTTGTTCGAAAGTGGTGGCTCTACGTGAAATCTGCGCTGCTCGCCTTCATCAATCCTTTCTGATTTCAACAGGACAATCATGTTAACCACGAAAATGAAAGCGCTGCTGTTATGCGGCGGGTTGGCTGCTGCATTCGGCGCGGGCTGGTATGTGCAGGGGGTGCGCTGGGATGCGGATATTTCGGCCCGGGAAACGGCGGCTGCACAGGAGGCAAGCACCGGGCAGCAGGCCGTCATCGCAACACAGGCGCTGACGTTTCATCGTTTCAACGAAATCGCCAGACAAGCCAACCAGTACGCTATCAACATTAAGGCAAAATCAGATGAGAAACAGATTATTTACCGCACCATCGTCAAGCGCGATCCGGCTAGCCGTCAGTGCGTGTCTGATGATGTGGCTAACAGGCTGCTCGACTACGCGCACAGTCTACGTGCCAGCACAATGCACACCACTGCCAGCGGAGTTGACCCAGCCGGTACTGGTGCCGCTGCCTCCGCCTGCCGATTGACGTATGGGCAGGTGATTTACTGGGTTGATTCGCTGCTGGCAGTAATTGAGCAGGCAAATGGGCAACTGGCTGGGATTCGAAAAACAGAATAAAAGATGTTCTGTAAAAAAAGTAGGGTTTTCTTCGATATTAGATGTGGCAATAATATCTTTCTTAATGGCTTGGACTTAGGCTTATATGGAAATTGATATTGGCAATTTTACACCAGTAGATGGCGTGAACGATAAAGCGGTTTATGCTGAGGCCACCATCTACACAGATCCTGCGCAGGGTGGTGAAAACGTATCTCTGTACCTTCGTCTCCCGTACGACCCAAATTTAACGATAGGAGACTTGCAACGGCTGACAAAATTAGAAGCTATAAAGAAAATGCGAGCTGCGGCTGACTGGCTCTCTGAGACTGAATAGCCAAAAATGCCGGTATTCCGAGTAAACGCCAGCGATACCTAACGTTAGCAAGTAAGATTTAGCAACCATTTCATACGCCTCAGCATCCGCTGGGGCTTTTTTTCGCCCCAACAAAAGGTAAACCCATGACACAGACCAGCGTATTACCACGCTACCGCTGCCATAAAGTTGTTCAGGCAGCGAAAATTATTGATGTGAACCCATTAGATAACGGTAAATCATCGCTCACTCTGGATGGTGATATTTTGCTTTTTGCCGAGCGCGGGTACATCGAAAAACATAACCCACAGCCTGGTGGATATTTTGTTCTCTATGAGGACGGCTACCAAAGCTATTCGCCAGCAGCGGTATTTGAGGCGGGCTATAACAGACTCCCCGAACTCGGCGGCGACGTTGGTGACAACCAGCAGGAGATTGAGAACCGAAACATCGAGCGCGCCGCGCGTGCTGCCCACGAAGTCAATCGGGCGTACTGCGCAGCCCTTGGCGATGATAGCCAACCAGCCTGGGAAGATGCACCCCAATGGCAAAAAGACTCTGCTATTGAAGGCGTGGTATTCCACCTCACAGGTGATCACCCGCCGGAGGCTAGCCATAACAAATGGCTGGAGTTCAAAAAACAGGAAGGCTGGAAATATGGCCCAGTGAAAGACGCAGAGAAAAAAGAGCATCCGTGCTTTGTCCCGTATGAGCAACTTCCCAAAGAGCAGCAGGTGAAGGATTACCTGTTCCGCGCTGTAGTCCACGCATTCAAGTGATTCAGACATTACAGAGCTACTTCCCAGAGGTGGCTCGCTAATGCTCATTCAGTAGGACGTTATGGCGAAGTACGATTGGAAAAAACTGCTGGCCGATTATGCCGCTGCATACTCAGCAACGGGAATATCTCCAGTTGAGTGGTGCGCTCAGAATGAGGTGCCCTATAGCTCGGCGAAGCGTTACATCACGATAAAGGCTGCAACGGATTTCATTGAGCTGAATTCGCAAATTCGCAGTTCGCAAAAAAGTGATTCGCAGATTCGCAAAGAGAAAGGCGCGAATCGCAAAAGCGAGAAAAAGCGCGATGATTCTGGTGATAACGATATGGAGGAATCAGCAGGCACAGACAACAGTGACACTGGCGATTGTCCGCCTGAAACGAAACCGCAACGGGATGCTAGCGGGCGCTTTGCTGAAGGGAACAAGCTGGGTGGGAATTATGGCGTTCCGGCTAATGCGTTCCAGCCTGGCAATCAAATCCCGCGCAAACATTCCGCCTACGCCAAATATCTGGACGCCGATGAACTTTTCGATGCGGCCAAAGAATCCGATCTGCGCGACGAACTCGTATTCACCCGTGCCCGTGCGCTCTCTGTCACCAAGACGTTGAACAAAATCATGGAGGATTTGCACAACGCACCGGATGTTGAAACCCGCATCGAACTATATGACAAGTTGCTCAAAGCTGAGGCGGGGCTGGATCGCAATATTGCCCGCATTGAATCGATTGAGAACAGCCTGAGCCGATTACAACTGGATGCGGTGAATGTGCCACGCCTGAGTGCTGATACGCTGCGCATTAAAGCGGCCACCGCCAAGCTGAAAGCCGAGACCGAGAAGCTGACAGCAGAAAGCAAAGACGTGACGACACCGCTAACTGATGTGGTGCGTGATATTCACGCGATGCCGGATGATGGAATGCTGGCGCAATGACGACACCGCAATATGACGCCGGTTTGGTGGATGACGAACTGGATGGCATGACCGAGGCGCAGCAGCGCCTTTTTATTTTGTCCAAATTGAGCAATCCGTGGTGGCGGCTCAACAATCTGTACAAGATAGAGAACGAAAAGGGCCAGTTGGTCACGTTTCGGATGCGCCCGGCGCAGCGTCGTCTGTTCCAGGCCATGCATTACCGCAACGTCATTCTCAAGGCACGCCAACTGGGTTTTTCCACGGCGATTGATATCTACCTGCTGGATCAGGCACTGTTTAACACCAATCTCAAGTGCGGGATTATTGCGCAGGATAAGACCGCCGCAGGCGAAATCTTTCGTACCAAGATATCGATACCGTTCGACAATCTGCCAGGCTGGCTACGCTCGACGTTCAAAATCACCGAGCGGCGCAGCGGTGCGAATGGCGGTTATATCCTGTTTTCTCACGGCTCCAGCATTCAGGTGGCCACGTCGTTTCGCTCCGGCACCGTCCAGCGGCTGCACATCTCGGAGCATGGGAAGATCTGCGCAAAGTACCCGGCCAAAGCCAAAGAGGTGCGAACCGGTACGCTGAACGCCGTGCATGACGGCTGTATCGTGTTTGACGAATCCACAGCGGAAGGCGTGGGCGGCGATTTTCATACCATGAGCATCCGCGCGCTTGAACTGGCGCAATCCGGTGTCAGTCTGACGATGCAGGATTACAAGTTTCATTTCTATCCGTGGTTTGACGATCCGAAATACGTTGCGCCAGTGCCGAAAGGTGGCCTGCGCCTGAGTAAATACCATCAGGAATACTTTGCTGCGGTTGAAGCAGCAACGCGCGTCACGCTGAGTGATGAGCAAAAGCAGTGGTATATCCGCAAAGAGGTCGAGCAGGGCGAGGAAATGAAGCAAGAGTTTCCTTCCACGCCACAGGAAGCATTTCTGACCTCTGGCCGTCGCGTGTTCCCAGCCATCAACGTGATGAATGCTGAATCTGGCTGCTGCCCGCCGCGTATTGTTTACGATATCGATCCGGTAACGGGCAAACGTGAGAAAGTTCAGGCGTTACGTGCAGGTGGTCAAGATGAGCTGCAACGCACGTTGCTGAATCACCTGCTGGTGTGGGAGTTGCCCGACCCTGACGGGGATTATGCTATCGGTGCTGACGTGGCAGAAGGCCTCGAAAACGGCGACCGATCGTCGTTTGACGTCGTGAAGAAATCCGACGGGGAGCAGGTAGCGCACTGGTTCGGTCATCTGGATGCGGAACTGTTCGCGCAACTGCTGGCACACGTCGGCACGTGGTACAACACCGCCTACGTCGGGCCAGAGCGCAACAACCACGGCCATGCCGTATTGCAGAAACTGCGCGATATCTACCCGCCCCGAGCTATTTACGCCGAGCAGCACCTTGATCGCGATAACGACGATGAGACGCCGAAACTGGGCTGGCTGACGACCAAACAAAGTAAGCCGATTGTCACCGAAGGGCTGAAAACGCTATTGCGTGAAAAGGCCAGCGGCATTCGCTGGGTTGGCACTATCAACGAATTGAACACCTACGTCTATGACGCCAAAGGCAGCATGGGCGCACAAACCGGTTGTTTCGATGATCAGGTGATGAGTTACGCCATTGCGCAAGAGATGCGCGCCCGCATGCCGACCAGACCGAAACTGAAACCTATCGACCGCTCTAAACCCACTCACTGGATGTCACATTGATGAATACAGCCGCTATTGAAGCTGTGGCCGAGCCTCAGCCGCAGGATAACCGCGATCGTTTTACTCAGCGCCAACTGCTGGATATCTCATCGGACATTGACGCACAGCCAGACTGGCGCACCACGGCGAATAAAGCCTGTGCGTATTACGACGGCGATCAGTTGGCACCGGAGCTGGTGGCAAAACTGCGTGAGCGCGGGCAGCCGCTCACCATGCATAACCTGATTGCACCGACCATTGATGGCGTGTTGGGCATGGAAGCCAAGACGCGTACCGATCTGATGGTGATTGCTGACGACCCGGACGAAGAAATGGAGCAACTGGCCGATGCCGTCAACGCCGAGTTCGCTGATGTGTGCCGCCTGGCGAATATGAACAAAGCGCGCTCTGATGCCTATGCCGAGCAGATCAAGGCCGGGTTGGGCTGGGTAGAGGTGCGGCGCAACGGCGATCTGTTTGGTTCCCGCTATAAGGTCGGGACGGTGCACCGCAATGAAGTGTTTTGGGACTGGCACAGTCGGGAAGCGGATTTAAGTGATTGCCGCTGGCTGATGCGCAAACGCTGGCTGGATGTGGATGAGGTGAAGGCAACCTTTCCCGGAATGGCCGAGGTGATTGATTACTCGATCAACGCGTGGCGGGGATTTGTGGATACCGATATTGCCGAAGGGCAAGAATCGGCGCTGATTAGCGCGTATGAGGAATATCAGCAGTGGAGCCGCAAGGATACCGAGTGGGTGTCTTCCAACCGCAAACGCGTCTTGCTTCAGGTGATTTACTACCGCACGTACCAGCAATTACCGGTATTAGAATTGCCGAATGGCCGGATGGTGCAGTATGACAAAAACAACCTCATGCATGCGGTGGCAGTGGCATCCGGGCGCGTGTCAGTGGTGATGTCACGCGTCAGCCGGATACGTGAAGCCTGGTTTGTCGGGCCGCATTCTATTGGGGATCGGCCATGCACGGCACCGCAAGGCATGTTTCCGCTGGTGCCATTTTGGGGGTATCGCAAGGATAAGAGTGGTGCTCCGTATGGTCTGGCCTGCCGTGCTATCCCGGCGCAGGATGAAGTGAATTTTCGCCGCATCAAGCTGACCTGGTTGCTTCAGGCCAAGCGCATCATCAAAGATGCCGATGCGGTCAACATGACAGACCGGCAACTACTCGATGAGGCCGAACGCCCGGACGGGCTGATTACGCTGAACCCCGATCGCAAAAACAAAACGACTGCCGCTGATGCCGTTAATATTCAGCAGGATTTCCAGGTGGCACAGCAGCAGTTTTCGGTGATGCAGGAGAGTATGCGACTGATTCAGGATGGCATGGGGGTGTATTCGGCATTTCTCGGGCAGGACTCCAGCGCGTCCTCTGGTGTAGCGATCAGCAATCTGGTGGAGCAGGGGGCCACGACGCTTGCAGAAATCAACGATAACTATCAGTTTGCTTGTCAGCAGGTGGGGCAATTGCTGCTGTCTTATTTGCTGGAGGATTTGACCCGCCGCCGCAATTACACGGTGGTGGTGAACCGTGATGACCCGCGCCGCCGGCGAGCAGTCACCATCAATCAGGAGTCAGAAAACGGCAACGGTATGACTAATGACGTATCACGTCTGCGTGCGCACATTGCATTGGCTCCGATTCAGCAGACACCGGCCTACAAATCGCAACTGGCGGAACGCATGTCTCAGGTAATTACCGGCTTGCCGCCGCAGGCGCAGGCGACAGTGCTGGATATGTGGGTGGAACTGCTGGACGTGCCGCGCAAAGCCGAGTTCATTGAGCGCATCCGCAGCGCGCTGGGCACGCCAAAATCACCGAATGAAATGACCCCGGAAGAACAGCAGGCCGCACAACAGCAACAGCAATTGCAGGCCCAGCAGCAGGAACTGGCGATGCGGGAAATTGCCGGAAAAGTGGCAAAACTCGAAGCCGAGGCGCAGCGCATTGCCGCCGCCGCCCAGCGCGAGCAGGTGTTAGCGAATAGCCAGCGTTTTGATGATGCCAGAACACAAGCGGAAACCGGCCGCATTCTTCAGGAGATGGAGAGCACGACGCGGGAAATGGATGCGCTGCACGGACAGATAATGCAGACAATTCAGGCACAGATCGACGCGATTGCCGTCTAGATATTGCACTGAGAGGGGATACGCGCTAAATTCGCGAAAGATGCCGGAGCATGCCTTAAAAAGCTGCTCCGGTTTTTTATGCCACAAAATCAGCGCCCGCCATTCGGTGGGCGTTTTTGTTTGTGCGGGTAAGCGCCTTGGTGACAGGGCGCTGATTCGCACAGGCAGCGATACGCCTCAATCCCTCGGATCTATCCGACAAATAGACAGGCAGGAGTCATAAAAGTGGAACTCGATTTAACAGGTAATGAAACCCCGGAAGAATTGGAAGCGTTGCTGGAAAAGATTGGCGAGGTGACTGTCGATGATAAAACGGCACCGGGAAACACGTCAGCGGCAGTCACTGATACTACAGTCACTGGTACTACAGGTGCGCAAACGGCGACAACTCAGGCAGCGGCCAGTCAGCAAAATACGGGCGATAACGGTAGTAACACGCCGACGCCGGGCGTGGCTGTAGGGCAACGAAGTGCGGCTTCAGGTCAGGCGACTGACACAGAGCAAGCGACGGCGGCCAAAATCCTGCTCAGTAAGGACGGCAAACACGCTATTCCTTACGACGTGCTGGAAGCGGAACGCGCTGAAAAGCGTCGTCTTGCGGAAAGCAATCAGCGCACCGCTGCTGAACTGGCAGAAGCCCGGCGCCAGCTTGAGGTGTTCACGCGCCAGATTAACGCCGCCGGTTTGCAGCCCGCGCAATTACCTGAGAAATCGCAGATTACTCAGGAGCAACTTGATGTTTTACGCGAGAGTTTTCCCGATGTTGCTAACGTCATCGATGTACTGGCGCAGAAAGTGGAACACTTGCAAGCCGTGCAACCAGTACCTGCTGCCACGCAATCTAATGAGAGTAATCCTGTGTCAATGGCGCTGGACGCTACACCGGATTTGAAAGCCTGGCAGAGTGATGACCCGGATCGTTTCACGTTGGCAATCCACATCGATGAAACGCTGAAGCACGACCCTGCATGGAAAGACAAGTCATTAACTGAGCGATTCGGCGAAGTCGTGAAGCGCACTCGTGCTGCCTACGGCGAAACGGTTGAGAGTACACCTCAACAGTCCGCGCCAGCAGGACAGCCAGCACAACCGACGCCCGCCGAACTTCAGCAGAAAGCCGCAGATGCGCTGGCAAAGGCAACCGCTGCCGCGCAGCTCCCGGGCTCACCGTCAGATGTCGGCCAGGCTGCAACGCAATCTCCCTCGCTACTGGAGCAAGCCGCTAACGCCAGCCCGGAACAACTGCACGCCATGTTTTCCGGTATGACGGATGCGCAGATTGAGGCGTTACTGGAACAAGCCATCTGACGAACACCGTAATCCTATAGCCCGCCATCGTGCGGGTTTTTCATTTTTAGGGAATCAACATGACAACGATCACTTCATCTCAGGCGAATAAGTTGATGCAGGTTGCGCTGTTTACCGCAGCCAACCGCAATCGCTCGTTCGTCAATATCATGACCGAACAACAGGAGGCACCCAAGGCAGTAACGCCCGATCAAAAAGGCGTGAAGCAAACCAGCTATACCGCGCCGGTGGTGCGTATTACCGATTTGCAAAAGCAAAAAGGTGATGAGGTGGACATGCAAATCGTCCACAAGCTGTCAAAGCTCCCGACCATGGGCGATGAGAAGCTGGCTGGACGTGGTGAAAACCTCGCATTTGCTGACTTCTCACTCAAAATCAATCAGGGCCGCCACCTGGTAGATGCCGGCGGCAAGATGAGCGAGCAACGTTTCAAGCACAACCTGAACAAGACCGCGCGTGTTTTGCTCGGGACTTACTTCAACGATCTGCAAGACCAATGCGCTACGGTTCATCTGGCTGGCGCACGCGGTGATTTCATTGCCGATGACACTATTTTGCCGCTGGCCGGTCACAGTGAATTCGGCAAAATCATGATTAATGATGTGCTGCCGCCAACCTATGACCGCCACTTCTTCGCCGGTGACGCCACCAGCTTCGAAGGGCTGGACGCCGCCGACCTGTTTACGTTAGGTGTGGTCGATAATCTGTCACTGTTTATCGATGAGATGGCGCACCCGATTCAGCCGATCAAAATGTCGAAAGACGAGATGGCGAACGAAGACCCGTATTATGTGCTGAACGTGACGCCGCGCCAGTGGAATGACTGGTACACCTCAACATCTGGTAAGGACTGGCAGGCCATGCTGTCGCGTGCAGTCCAGCGCTCCAAGGGCTTCGATCACCCGCTTTTCAAAGGGGAGTGCGCCATGTGGCGCAACATTCTGGTACGCAAATACACCGGGATGCCTGTCCGTTTCAATACCGGTTCGCAGGTTGCGGTATCCAACAATGACCTGGCGGCAACAGTTGCGCTGAAAGAGGCAAAAACCACCATCGACCGTGCGCTACTGCTGGGCGGTCAGGCGCTGGCGAACGCCTACGGTTCGGGTGAGGACGGCGGGCACTTCGGCTACAACGAAGAGAAGGTGGATCACGGCAACGGCACCGAGGTTTCTATCCGCTGGGTTAACGGGTTGAAAAAAATCCGTTTCAAGCAGAAAGACGGTCGCATCAATGACCACGGCATTATCGTGGTTGACTCTGCGATTACCACGCCTCGCTAACTACTCATTTTTTGGAGAGATGATATGGCAATAATTAAGTCGCCCTCGTTACGTGATGCTATCTATCAGGGGGCCGAAGGGAATTTCTCTATCGCAGAGAGCCAGGTGGTTCTGAAAGCCGCTGCTATCAATGATGTTGTCGAGCTGCTTGAAATGCCGATCGGTATGCGCATTTACGGCGTTGATGTTATCAGTGACGCACTGGGTGCAAACGTAACGCTGGAAATCAAAAGTGGTGACAAAGTGCTTGTTGGCGCGGCGGCACATTCGGCAGCGGTCGCGAAATCAGTCCCCGTGACACCGTATACCACGCAGACTGACCGAGAGAAGGTTATCGCAACCATTGCCGGCGGTGTTGCTACCGGTAGTCTGATTGTCCTCGTCAAATACACCGTTGTTGGTTATTGATGTGTTATCACCAAACCCGCTGCAATGGCGGGTTTTCTGTTTTAAGGAGTGGATTTTATGGATACCATCTCGCTTGTGTACATCGGCAGCAAAGACAAGAAGCGCGACACCATAACCAATAGTCGGCTAATTTTTCCGCGTCTTGTCCCGGTTGATGTTGATAGCGCGATAGCTCACCAGTTGCTCGCGTTTCCTACAGTATGGGTACGGGAGTCAGATGCTGGCGCTGTGCTTAAACAACATGAAGAGGAAGAAGCGCTAAAGACAGCGCGGATGGCCGAAGAGCTGGCGCGGTTGCAAGCTGAGGCTGACGCCAACAGTTGGGTAGTGACGGTCGGGAATGATGATGTTGACCTGGCGAAACTGACCACCGTCCAATTAAAAACACTGGTTGAAGCGGAAGATCTGGATTTGAAACAGGGTGCGCAGGAAAAAGCCGACGCATTCCGTGTTCGTGTTCGTGATGCCATCAAAGCAAAGGCCACAGAATAATGGCAGCGCTTGACGTTTTTCTCCCGTCTGTCCGTAAGCATATTGCCGGCCCGCTGGATATCATGATGCGGCAATCAATACGCGAAGCAGCGATCACCTTTTGCCGGGAATCATTATTCTGCCGTGATATCGTGTTGCTGACGAATGTACAGCCTGGCGTTGCGTATTCACTAACCGGGAGCCCGCTGGTGAAATGCGTCAAGCGTTTACTCATAACCAATCTAAGCAGCCCCGATACACCCAGTGAATTGGATGCCGGTACGGATTTTACGGTGATGTCAGCCAATCATCTGGTATTCAGCCGTGCATATAGCAGTATTTCTGTGCTATTTGCGGTAGAGCCCCGGCGTGATGCTGATGAAGTGCCTGACGCATTAGCTGATGATTATACTGACGTGGTGGCGGCCGGAGCGCTGGAAGACTTGTATATCATGCCGGGCAAACCATGGAGCGATCCACAGCGTGCCGCCTATTTCCGCGCCATTTTTACTGAGGGGTTTCGCCGGGCTTACCGCGATGCTCTTGATAACTCTCCCGTTACCCGCACTCGAAATCCTGTTCGACGACATGAGTTTTACTGATGATCACAATCAATGACGTTATTGGCCGGGCCAATGCCCAGCTTGTTGATACACATTGGCTGCGCTGGTCTAAATCTGAGCTGTTGGATTACTTCAATGATGCGATTAACGCTGTCATTATCATTCGCCCTGATGCTGGCGCATCGGTAGAGGTATTTGCCTGTCAACCGGGAACACGGCAGCAGTTGCCTGATGGCGCGCTTCGTCTTTTAGATGTCATACGTATTGTTGGTGGGCGAGCTATTCAGGTGATTGCGCGCAATATGCTCGACTACCAGTATCCAGACTGGCATACCTTGTCTGGGCCAATTGAGCGCTATTGTTATGATGAGCAAACCCCGCGCACGTTTTATCTGTTCCCCGGTGCCACATCAGGTGTTTCGCTTGAGATTAGCGTATCGCGCCTACCTCAGGCTGCTGCCATTGGTGATTTACGGGCTGATGTTAGCAGGGCATTTCCCCTCGATGAGCTCTATATCAATCCGGTGCTGGAATGGATTCTGTTCCGGGCATACGGCAAAGACAGTGAAAATGGCAACTACGCTATGTTGTCCTCTCAGCATTACCAAACATTTGTCGATCTGCTGGGCGTTAAGGCGCAGACCGATCAGGCAATGGGACAGAAAAAACAGGTGCAATCTGGCGGGGGAGCTCAATGAGCGTATTGATAAGCGGTGTGTTAATTGACCCGGCTGGCATGGTTATCCCTGGCGCTGAAATCACCTTTACCGCTATAACGAATGGGCATTCTGTCCTAAATGGTTTTTCGGCCTCTGCCACGACCAATGGCCGAGGCGAGTACGCCATTTCACTCGAGCTATGTGATTATTCCATCTCAGTTCAGTACGCGGGTAATAACGCCGTTTACGGCTCAGTGTCTATCAACAAGGATACCACGCCGACAACCATTAACGACTTGCTGGAAAAAACGAGGCTGGAGCAAGCCGTTACGCCGCAAATTATTGTCTATTTCCGCGAGATTCAGGCAGATGTTAATCAGAAGCTTTCTGTCGCAGGAAACGCAGCATCATCGGCGGCGAACAGCGCGAATGCATCGGCGGCATCAGCGGCATCAGCATTGCAAGCTGCAAACAATGCAAGTAATGCAGCGGGTATCGCATCCAACGCAGCATCATCGGCAGCCGGTAGTGCAGCAACGGCTCAAAAATCTGCCACGCAGGCTGAGGTGTGGGCAAAAACAATTGATGTGTCGAATTTTGCACAAAAAGATGGCACAGGAATTAATGCTGCCAGTTTTCGCAATAATTTAGGGTTGGGGAATAGCTCAACACGTAATGTGGGGACATCAAGTGGGACGGTTGCTGCTGGTGACGATGCTCGTCTGGGAACAATAGGCGGTCGAAGCGGTGGAGCGGTAATAGGAGAGGTTATCGCCGGTGGCGCATCTCCTGCATCAACCCCAGTGGCGGGAACATACAGCAACGGGGTTGCGGTGGGATCGAGATTTTTATCTGGAGTGTATAGTGACGTGTCATTTTTCATCTATCCGCAGGTTGTTCAGCAAGCAGCGGCGGCGGCAAAGACGGGAATACTCCAACTGAGTCACGACAACACGTATGTGGCCTGGATGTTTAATAGCTCGGGTGTAGCGACTGGCGCATCGTGGTCTCCAACATCTGATGAACGGTTAAAAAATCTGGATGGCCCGATCACCGAGCCACTGCAAAAAATGCGGCGGATGCGCGGCCAGACATGGACATGGAAAACAAACGGCGCGTTCGGTATCGGGATTACTGCACAAGATATTCAGCGCGTATTTCCTGAGGCCGTAATTGAAACAAACGATGTTAAATTACCGAACGGCGATGTTGTGGAGCGGGCTCTATCCCCTGATACGTATGGCGTAGCAGCTGCGCTGCATCACGAGGCGATACTGGCGCTGGCTGACAAAATCAATGAGCAAGAAAGTTTAATTGAAGCGCTATCGGTACGGTTGTCTGAATTGGATGCACGCTAAATTCCCCAAAGATACCAAGCCTCGCCTGACAGCGAGGCTTTTTTGTTTCCTCCTCGCACCAACTCCAGGGCTTTAGCATGGCAACCATTGATATCACAGCGATGCGTGGTGAAATGCCACGCGTTGTCGAACACCTATTGCCTGATGCCAACTCAACGTTAGCGCAAGGCTGCCATTTCAGGCATGGCGTTATCACCCCTATGCTGGATGATGTCGATCAACAGAAGAGTTTCGCCATCAAACCGGAAACGCTCTTTCGTTACCGTGACAATTTTTGGTTTGCCTGGAATAAGGCTGTTGATGTGATACGCAGCCCGGTGGCGAACGATGATTATGGGCGTGTTTATTACACGGATGGTGATTTTCCGAAAGTAACCAGCGCGTTAATTGCCACAAAGGGAAGCGGAAACTATCCCGCCGCATTTTTTCGCCTTGGCATTCCCGCGCCTGCCAATCCGATTACAGTCGGTGCGGTGACACCACCAGCAGGCGTTGGCAGTAATGATCCGAAAGATGATGAAACGCGGTATTACACCGAGACCTATGTAACCGCATACGGCGAAGAAGGGCCGCCGGGCCCCGCATCGGCTGAATTGACGATCGCCTATTCGGGGAGCTCGGTGGAGTTACGGCTACAGCCACCCGGCCAGCAAAACCACAACATCACCAAGCGGCGGATATACCGATCTGCGACGAGTAGCGAGTCGGCTGATTTTTTGCTGGTTGCGGAATTGGATATTGCTGTGGCGACATTCATCGACAACCTGTCTGAATCCCAACTTAGCGCGTCACTGGAAACCTACGGCCATAACATGCCCCCAGATGGCATGATTGGTCTATGTATGATGTCGAACGGCATAGCCGCCGGGTTCATGGGCAATCAGGTGATGTTCAGTGAGGCATATCTACCATACGCATGGAAGGACGCGAACAAGCAAACGACGCGAGATGAGATCGTTGCAATCACGCCAGTGGGCACGACGCTTATCGTGGGTACGAAAGGGATACCGTATGTGTTCTCGGGGATCACGCCATCCAATATCACGTCCAGCCACTCCCTGATCGCGCTGTCCTGTGTATCGCGCAAAAGTATGGTCACAATGGACGGCTTTGCCTTATATGCTTCGCCCAACGGACTGGTTTCAATCAGCGCCGACGGAGCCGCTGCGATCGCCACCGCCAATATCATAGAAGCGAAACAGTGGCGGCAGCGCTTTAACCCGGCGTCTATCCGGGCGTGGCGGGTGGAAAATGAGTATTTTGCCCTGTATGACACGGATTCCGGTGTTGCCGGGTTCATCTTCGACCCGGTAAATATGGATATTCGCTATGTGGCGACATCATTCGATGCAGCCTATAACGATGAATCGGGCGATACGCTTTACATTGTCAAAGGCCGCCAGCTTTATACCTTAAATACGGGCGTGCCGGTGAATTTCCGTTGGCGATCTAAACTGTTCCTTGCGCCATCAAATACCTCATTTTCGTGCCTGCGTGTGATGAGCGATATCCTGCCATCCATCGGTGTAATTCTGTATGCCGATAAGAAAGTGGTGATGCAATTGCCGCCGGGCAGCCTGAGGGAGACATTGCTGAAATTACCGCCAATGCGTGGCAAACGCTGGCAGATTGAAGTGTACGGCAATGCGCAAGTTGACCGCATTACACTGACAACGTCAATGCAGGAGATGCCAGCATGAGCAGCACCAAATTCAGGGCCGGCAGAGACCAGGAGGCGGTTGTTGAAAATATTGAGACGTTAACCGGGCAGCGCGGTGATGGACGAAACCGGGCAGTTACGTATGGTGATTTGGCAGGGCTTGGGCTGGCGAATCTGCGTCAACTGGGTGGCGGCAAAGTCGCATTATCACCAGGCAATGGGCTCGGCGGTTCAGGCTCGGGGGGCGGAGTGCAGAAGCCAACTAAACCGACAGGTTTCAAGGCGACCGGTGGGTTTGCTTATGTCTTGCTTGAATGGGATATGCCGAATTATCGTGGCCGGTCATTAACCGAAATATACCGATCGCCTGATGATAATTTGGCTGACGCGGTGCTCGTTGCCAGCTCGGCAGCTGGTGTATACGGCGACCCGGTAGACCCCGGCTGGAGTGGTTATTACTGGGTTCGCCATGTCAATTCTGAAGGCGACCCCGGCCCATTCAACGATGTTAAAGGGACTCATGCGCAAACGCATCCCGACCCTGCTGTGATTATTGATGTTATTCGCGATCAGTTAAATGCCTCGCCATTGATAGAAAATCTGTCGCGAAGCATGGAAGAAAATAAAGCTGCCGTTCAGACAAACAAAGAAATTATCTCACGAATAGATAAAAACGGGTCGGCCGCATATCAATCACTGTGGAATACCAAAGCACAGGCGGGTGATATAAAGGCGGGTATTGGCATTGTTGCAGGTCGTGATGCGAACGGTAATACAATCAGTCAGGTTGCCGTGGCTGCCAGTCAGTTTTTTATTTTCGACCCTAATAACCCGAATGACAAAAATACATACGCTATTCCGTTCGCTGTCTCAGATGGCAAGGTTGTGATTGATGAGGCAGTGATGCGAACTGCGGTTATAAAAATACTGGCCGCCCAGAGCATTATTGCCGATAGCGTGAGGGCGGGTATTCAAATTGTGTCGCCGTACATTAAAACGGCACGAATAGAGAGTGGTGGTTTTACGGTAGATCCATTGGGAAATGCAACGTTCGGTGAGTTGGTACGTATCTCTGCATCAGGAGAATTGAGCATTCGATCATCTGTAGATGGTCGAGGAATGAATATATCTAATAATGAGATCAGAATTATCGATAAAAATGGTGTCGAAAGAATCACAATCAGTAGCCGTGACAGATAGCGGGAGGAGTGCATTGAATCGTGCGCTGTTGCAACTATCCCGACGAGTAGAGTATGAGTCTGGGGATACTAATTTATTGAGTAATATCCAAAACGCCTGCCGTAAAAAGCAGGCGTTTTGCTTTGGTACGGAGGATACGCGGATTGTCCTCAGGCCCCGTAGCTACCACGGTATTCCGTATGTGGTGGTGTGGTTGGGTGTCAGCACCAAAAAAGATGCGCTGGCGTATTGGCTGCCCCATGTTCAGGAACTCACTCGTATGGTTGGCGGGCGTTGGGCTGAATTCTATACGGTCAGGAAGGGGTTTATCCGGGTGGCGCAGCGGCTGGGTTTTGAGCGGTTGCCAGACGAGTTTGGGCTGATGAAATTCAAAATAGCTGTATGAGGTGATGCATGGGTAAAGGGGGCGGTGGTAGCACCGAAGTTAAAGAGACGACGCAACAGATGGCTGCGGCAGAGGTGGCCAGCAAGCAATGGAATCTTTATCAAAATGAACTGAAGCCTTATGAAAATTTGTTCATGGAGAAAGTGGACTCCCTAAATGACGGGCAGAAGTACGGAAATATCGCAGGGGATGTCAATCTTGGCTATCAGCAGGAATTTGCGCGAACGCGCCGGCAGGCCGCTGACGGCCTGGCATCCGTTGGGGTTGATCCGAGTAGCGGGAAATTTCAGTCGGCACTGAAAGATATTGCCACTGACCAGGTGGCGGGAACGATTGACGCAACTAACCGGGCACAAACCGATCAGCAAAATAAGTATGTTGCTGGGTTGCAGGATGTTCAGGCGATGGGATCGGGGCAGAAGGCCGAAGCATTGCAGGGGTATCAGGGGATCGCGGCGGCATCGCAGCAGAAGGCGATTTCTGATGCACAGAGCGCACTATCTAAACAGCAGGCCAGCAAAGGATTGATTGGTACGGTTGGCGGCGCGCTGGTGAGCAAAGGATTATCCAGTTTTCCGGCAAAAACACCCACAACCACATTAAGTAGTGGTAACTCCAGTGGCGTATTTGGTGTTTCGGATGTGCCTTTTATGAGCTCGAATTTTAGAAATGTAGGTGGTTAATCATGGGCGTAGCGTCAGACACATTCGCAGATATTACGCGCAAACAGTACGACGACTGGATGCAGCGTTACTACCCTCGGCTGCAAGGGTTGATGGAGCTATCAACCAGTGGGCAGTTGATGAATAACCAATTGGCCAGAGCGGATGCCACACAACAGCAGGCGCTAAACACAGCAACAGTCGGTGCAGCCAACCAACAGGCCCGCTATGGCGCAACGCAGCAGAATGGCACGGATAATAGCCTGGGGCTAAAAACAGCGCTGGCAACGGCGGGTGCCAAGAACGGCATTCGGGATGCAGAAACCGATCGGCAGATGAGCATATTAACCGGCGGCTCTACAGGGCTTCGCGAGCTTCTCAAAATCGGGAGTGAAACATAATGGGATATGGACTGATAGATATCGCAGCACAGACGCGCCAGCAAGGTATGCAAGGTATGCAGCAAGCCGCTGAACAGGAACAGCAGCGTGAAGCAGCGAATGAGCAGTTAAAAGCCCAGCAAAAGGCAGCAGCAAACCAAACGAAAGGTGCGATGGCTGGAATGGGGGCGGCGGGTGGTGCGGCTTTAGGTGCGTCATACGGTTCATGGGGTGGCCCAATTGGCATGGGAATTGGGGCCGCCGTTGGTTTAATTGCTGGCTCATTGTTTTCGTAATTGGGGGATTTATGGCGGATGTGCGGGGATTGGCTGATGGTTTTCTGGCCGGGTTTAACACGATGGACGGTGCGCTACAGCGCAGAGAGGAATCAGAGTTACGTCGCTTACAAATGCAACAGCAACAACAGAACGCAGATCGCAGCTTTGGATTGGCGCAACAGCAATTTGATTACGGAAAGGAAACTGATAAACGGAATTTTGACAGGCAGACTGGTCTGGATAAAGAGGATGCGCGCCGTTTTGGATTGAATCAAGCGCTGGAGCAACAGAGACTGGGCATTCAGCGTGCCGGGGTAGGCATACAGGCGCAGGAGCTGAGTCTGCGACGCGATGAACTGACGTACCAGCGAACAGAAAGGGAGCGTCAGCGCCGAATGACCGAGCAAATGCCAACCGTTCAGGCATTCTATGATCGGCTGAAAACCAACAATGGCCAATGGGATGAGGATGCATTACGTCTGGCCGGGCAAATCTCAGATGACAACCCGTACAGCCCCAAACGATTTGTTGGCCCGGACAAAATCCAGACCGTTCGCGACATGAATAAAATCATGCCACAGGTGATGAGCGGGCAGGTGGATTACAATGATCCCAATTCGTCAGTGTGGCTGATAAGGTTCTGGCACCGTACATCAAACGTGGGCTAGGTGAGAAAGACCCCAGCACGGGGAAAACCATTAAGGACAAGGAATTGGCCCATATTGGGCTCACTGAGGATGGAAACGGCATTTTCCTGTCCGTGAATACCAAATTTGATGATGGTTCAGTTTCAAAAATGAAGCCAATGACGCGATATGCCTCATCAGATCCGCAGGATAACGTTGTGGTTATCCCTCTTGATAAGGCTATGGCACAATTCAGAGGTTATGGGCAGATGGTGGGAGCGATAAACAGCGACCCGTCAACGGCGCAATTCATGAATCGTCTGGTAAACGGCAGTTCTAAGCAAGATCGAGCGGAAGCAAAGGAATATCGCACCCAGGCCATTAACTCACAAAAAGAACGTGCGAAAGCACTGGCGAAAGACCCGGATAATGCCTCAACAATTAATACCCAGTTTGACAAGCTGGATGACCAGATTGCTGAGTCATTTGGGCAAAAAACCAAGAATAGAACGGCCCCAGCCTTACAACAATGGGCAGGTAATGATCCCGGCAAAGTGGCGTTTGCGCAGAAAGCGTTATCTGCTGGCGCGTTTACAGGTGATATAAACCCTGCACAACTGGATACGAAATATGCTGAATATCAAAAAGGCGTCTCGGTACCTAATACTCAGAATAACCAGCCAAAAAACAATGACAGCTACACGGCTCAATATTTGCGAGGAATGCAGAAGGTAGAGCAAGGTAATAGGTTTTTTGTAGTATGGTAATTTTTTCAACTTCATAGAGTGGTTAAATGAAAAAGATAGCTTGCTTATTCTTTGCTATATCTGTACTTGCTGGTTGTTCAAATCATGGTCGGGATGATAATCAGGCGTTGAGATTGAATGCGGCATATTCATCTGATTATTATCTTCCACAGAGTGTATCCATCCTTATTGCTGAGTCGAAGGTGTTAAGTGAAACACTTGTTCTTGCTGTTGATTTAAAGCGAATTAACGACATTAGAGGCACATATCGTGCTTCACGACCTAAAGTTACTGTTAATTATAATGTTTCGCCTGTCGATGAGAGCAAGTGCCGTATTACATATAGCGGCACAATTAACTACCTGTCGTCATTAAATATTCACACTTATAATGGGCTCACGACAATTGGGGGTAATGCTATCCAGAACGTTAATATCCCAACCAGAACAGCAGAGGTTCAATATGGAAAGAATGTTGAGTTCGCCTTGGATGAAAATGTTAAGTTGAATCTCTCAGTCGAGAAAGAAACCAAGTAGTTTATTTACGGGGTGGGCACTGGCGGTGCCACTCATTAATGTGCAGATTAATAAAAACATACGTGGCAGTTAAAATTTAATGGCGTTTCTCATAGTGATTTCCTGTTCTGGGATTATAGTATTTCCCGCCTTTATGGGATGAACCATGTCCACCAGCATAATGCCCTCCCTTAGCGAATGATGCAGCGGGGGAAAGTAACACCATTACTATAAGAGAGATGATGATTTTGTTCACAATGTTTTCCTTGAAAATAGTAGCAATGAAATAATTAGTAATAGCCCATTAAATGGGGAAAGAAAAATAGCACCATGCAATATACACATTCATAAATAGATGTGAAGTAATTTTATGGATACGCGTTGGGTTATATAACGTTGTTTTCTGATGTATCTGATTTGTTTATTCTCTGCTCCTAAAACCACATCGTTAACAGACTTCCCACGAGAGCCAATACGCGCTAAATTCCCCAAAGATACCAAGCCTCGCCTAAAAAGCGGGGCTTTTTTTATGCCTGAATTCTGGAGTGACAATGGCCTACGATCCACAGCAGTTACAGCAGCAGCGCCCTGAACAGCAAACGGCGAACAATAACCGGCAGGGACTGAATATTCAGCAACCCGGTGAGCTATCCGATTTCGATCGCCAGTTCTTTTCTCCTGAAAACTGGAACAAAAAGCCGGTCGAAGCCAGCGTGACGCTTGGCGATATTGTGAAAGCGGCAGTCGCCGCGCCACTGGATATGGTGTCTGCCGGTGGCGAGCTGTTCAGAGCAGGCAACCAGCTTCTTGATGATAAAGCAGATGCTCAAGCGCGGGAGTACCAAAAACAATATGGCATTGATGACCAAACCATGGCGGTTATGCGCCAGACTGCGGGAAACCCGTTATCCCGTGCGGGCAGTGCCATTATTCAGGGCGTCGGCAGTCTGGCTGGCGCTGCGTCACAGAAGATCAAAGACTCCTACAGTGACGGAGCAAAAAAAGCGGCCTCTCTGGATTTTGTAAGCGCAGAACGGAACAAGGAAGGCAATATTACCGGGTTGCGTGCCGGAGAAGGGTTGTTCGATAAGGATACCTGGCTAATCAATGCCGTGCCGACCATCGCGCAATTGATTAGCGGTGGGGCTATGTCGAAAGTTGGGGCCAGCGCTGCGCGAGAGATGGCGGAGCGCGCGGCTTTCAATCGTCTCAGCAAATCTATGCCGGAAGAGGCTGCCCGTCAGTTAGCAAAGGAAACGGCTGATCGTGCGGCCGCCGTTGCAGGTAAAAGCACTTTTGTTGGCACCATGGCGGCGTCTGCTCAGGGGCAGGGTGGCATTGACATGCGCAACGAAATCAATGCCCTTTCATTTGACGAACTTACGCAGAGCAAGACATTTCAGCAGGCGTTTTCAGACGTTGATTCTGATCCGCAGTATGCCAGGCTGGATGATACGCAGAAATTGACGCTTGCACGCAACATGGTAGCCGATCGCGCGGCTACGGCGGTGACGGCAGACCCACGACTGCTGGCGGTAAATATCGCCGCCTCCACCCTCGGAGATCACACCCTGCTGTCATTGTTGACGAAGAAAGGGGCAGCCAGTGGCGTGGCATCAGGTGTTGCGGCTGGCGCTCTCTCTGAAGGGGCGACTGAATTTGCTCAGGGTGCAGGGCAGCGCTATGTCCAAAACCAGCAGTTGATCGGCACTGCCGGGCAGAAAATCGACCCGATGAAAGATGTGTTGGAGGTCGGGGCGAACAATGCCGTTGTAGGGGCGGGCATGGGTGGGGCTGCTGGTGCTGTTGGGGGATGCGTGGGCACCACGCCAATCAATCGCCCGATAGCACGGTAGATACACCTGAATGGAAAGCATCATACCAGGAAGGAAATCAGGATAATGGCTCTTCTATCCCGGTAGTGAAAATGGGTGATGATGCGCCCCCACCTGGGTATACCGGTGAATGGCGTGATGGTGGCCCGGTTATCTCCGTAACAGAGGGGCGGAACAACCAGCATTATCACCCTATGAAGAGGCAAGGCAGCGGTATGCAACACAAGATCGTGCTGCCATGCTGCGAGAGTATGCCAGTGCGGATTTGACCAATAACAGTGAATTGAAACGGGCGGCAAGTGAACGACTCGATGAACTGGATCAGCATGAAAAAATTGCTCAAAAGGTAGAGGCATTCAAGCAACAGTCCGATGATGAACTGTTGACGACATACCGCAAATTGAATGAAAACCCTAAGCGCTCTGAGGAAGAACAATTGCAGCATGAGGCTGTACGCACCGTGCTTTCAGAGCGTCTCGGTATTGATGCCAAAGGGAAGCAGCAGCCTGCGCCCCAGCCCCTCCATCAGCAGTCTGCACCTGAAGTGGAGTCGCTGCAATCAGCCACACCAGATAATCAATCACCAAATGGCATTCCCCCTGGGCGTATGGACGCATTCCGTGATACGCCGGCGTATCTGCGCCAAGACTCACGCATTCAGGGGTTCGCTGACGATAGCGATGTCCAGCGCGCGCTGGCAGAGCAACAATACGCGCCAACGGCTGAAGAACTCATTAGCCAACAAATGGGGCAGGGCGATCAGGGATATACGCCAGAGGAGCTGGCCATTATTGAGCAGGCTGAAAAAATCCGGGCAGCACGCACACCTCGACTGCCAGCCCCCGGGCAAACATCTGTTATCGCCATGCCCGGGGAGCTTCACCCGATGATGAGCGATGAACGGGCTGCGGGCAGCGGGCCGCAGTTCGATGCCGGGCGGCAGGTGCGCGGACAGTCTTTTATTCCCGCCGAACGCCCACAGGCGGGCAATGAGGTGGGGCGAGCCAGCCAAACCTATGACAGCGAGACGGTGCCGACACATGCTATTGAGGATAAAGGCATTATTTTTTCTGGTTCACCGACAATTGATGAGGGGCAGACAGCGCAGCCGCCACAATTTACATCTGGGGAAACACGCACTCAGCGCAAGACGCGAGAGTTTACCGAGGCAATGGGGGGCAATAATCAAGCCGCGTTGCCCGACCAGCGCCACCGTGTTGCAGGTGTGCCTGTCGATGCGACAACGGAAGCCTATGCGCGCGGTGAACCTGTCGGTGAATTGAAGTTCTACACGAAAAATCGCCCCTTCACGAGTGAGCCTCTGGCCCGTCACTCAAAGTGGGGGAAAATGCCAGGTGCCACGGTCGAAGAGGTTGAGGGGGGGTATGCGGTACGGCTTCCTGCTCCAGAATATGGACAACAAGGAAAGGCTGCCGGTTTCGGTGAGGAACCGCGTGGCACCACACAGAATAGCGGTAAACCGGCAAAGATTGAGGTGTTTCGTCGTCAGGCCGATGGGCAGGTGTTCTTAGGATATAAAGACAGTACACGGGTATTACCGTTAAAAGCCGGGTTTAAAGACAGCGCAGAGGCGCGGGCCTATCTGAAAGATAACCGTGCCGAGTTGGATGAAAAGCTGGAGAAGCTACGCAAGACCCTCAACGACAACGCCTCCAAAAATGGGGGCGTTGCTGTTTCTGGGGTGGATATTGGCGGGGGCAACATTATTCACGATGGCAGTTTCAGTAGAGACGGACACAAACCAGAAACGGGAATGCTGCGCGACCGGGTGCAACTGGCCTCCGATCTGTTCGTCTCTCACCTGAACGGCGCAGCTAAAATCAAAGTGAAGGCCGTGCAAACGCAGGCCGAAGCGGCAGCTATGATGCCAAATGGTATCCCGGCGGAATTTGGCACTGTGCACGCTATCTATCAGCCAGAACTCAGCCGGGTGATCGTCATCGCCGACAATATTGCAGGCCCGCGTGAGCTGCGCGCCAAGCTGAGCCATGAAATCATCGCCCATCATGGGCTGGCGTCGGTGATTGGTGATGTGGAATATGACCGCATCATGCGGGTGCTGCACCAGACGCGTGAGAGCAAGAACAAAACGATTCAAGAGGTATGGCACCAGGTGGAACGTTCCTACGGCAACGAATCGCTGGAGGAGCAGGCCAATGAATTTCTGGCGCATATGGCAGAGCGCAGCGAGCTCACCGGGCTTGGGGGCATGTGGGATCGCTTTATCTCACTCCTGACCACCGGGCTTCGAAAAGCAGGCGTAATCAGCCATGCCGACATCACGCCGGCGGAAATCCGCAATATCCTGCGCACCATCACTGGCCGCTTTAAGAAAACGGCGATGTATGCCAATGAGAAGCCCGGTACGCGCGAGTTTGAGGATACGTTTTCACGCACTGATGCGCTGTATTCGAAAGCAGACGACACCGATCCGCTTCGACCACTGCCGGAAGAGGCAGAACAGTACCGAACTGAACTGGGTAATGCCATGCGGTCGATGCGGTCTGGGGACATGTCCATCAGGATAGGCAGAACTCCCCCAGTGTTACGTGCTTTGGGCGCGCCGAATCTGGACATGTATATCAATCGCGATACGGTGCGCAAAGCCACTAATGGGGTGAAACATGACGTCCCTTTATCGGTGATCGAACATCTCCCCGAACTCATGCACGATCCCATTACTATATATCGTTCAGCCACACAGGATAATGCTGTCGTTGCGTTGCTCGAAGCAAATGATATGAACGGAAACCCTGTTGTCTCAGCGGTTCATATGAGCGCAGCACAACGGCGTATAGAGGTAAACCGGATCGCGTCGGTTTATGGCACAGAAGAAGGCAAGAAGATCAAAACAATGGAGAGGGAAGGTTTGGTCTTGTATCGTCGCAAAAAAGAAAACCCTGATAACCCTCATTCACAGGGGCTCCAATTGCCCAAGGAGGAGCGTTCTTATCAAGGTTCAGATCAAAATATACTCTCATCCGCCGATATCCGCAAGAACAAGGCCCTGTACTCACGCACCGGCAACCCGGCAATGGATGCAGAAACCAGCCGCAAAATGGGCTTTAACGTTGATAAAGGTTGGTTTGATAAAGCCAAGGACTTCTACCAGATGGCTGCCGACAGCGATCGGACGGAACTGAAACAGTGGTGGCGCGAAACCTTCCGCAAACTGAACACCCGCACCTTTGATGGCCTGGCACCGCTGAAATACGCTGAAGACGCGGCGGGGGATTTTGACGCCAGTGTGTCGGGCTACACCGCCGCTCGCATGGCAGCCGGTGCCGGTGCGGTTTCGGGCGTGGTGTGGGAGCACGGTTTAGTGCGGTACAACAAAAAAGAGGGCGTTACCGAGCGTATCCCGGGAACGGGCAAAGCCGATTCATTGATGGGGATATTCGACGCATTGGGCAACCAGCGTGAAAACTTCCTGAAGTGGATAGCCGGGCACCGCTCTGAACGGCTGATGGCGGAAGGACGCGAAAACAACTTCACGGCAGACGAAATTGCGTACATGAAAACCCTGAATCGGGGTAACGAAGCGTTGTTTGCCGATCAGAAACGCAAATATGATGCCTTTATCAAGTCGATTCTGGATCTGCAACAGGACATGGGGCTGATTGATCCTGAAAGCCGGGTGATGTGGGAGGATGCCTGGTATCTGCCGTATTTCCGAGAAGCCGAGAACGGCGAGGCACACGGCCCCTGGACGACACGCGGCGTGGCCAACCAAAGCAGCACGGTGCGCAAGTTGAAAGGCAGCGAGTTAACTATCAAAGACCCGATTGAAAACCTGTTTAACTATGTGGCGAAATCGGTCGATGCCTCGATGAAAAACGAGGCGATGCGCCGGTCAGTGGTGAATCTGGCGGATACCGGCGTCGTTGAGGTGATCGAGAAACCGAACAAAATAGATTACGAACGCATCGGGAAAAATGTGGTGAAAGTGTACGTCGATGGGCAGGAGCAACTGGTGCAGGTCAATGATCCAGACCTCTATCGCGCGTTCACCATGATTGATATGGAGCGCAGCAATTCCGTGTTCATGAAAGCGGCGCGCCAGGCTAAACGGGTGTTGACCATCGGCACGACGGCGATGCCGGACTTCATTTTGCGCAACTTTATGCGTGACTCCCTGCATTCCTGGGCCATCAATAAAGATGGTTTTCGTGCCGGGATATCCTCGTTGCAGGGGCTACGCAAAGCGCTGGCCACGGATGACACACTGGTGGACATGATGGCCGCTGGCGCTACGTTTGGCGGTGGTTATCTTAACGCTTACGATCCGACAGGGTCGGCAGCCAACATCCGCAAAGTGCTGCGCCGCAAAGGATACAGCGACAGCCAGATGCGTGAATTCGAATCGACGCTGGTACGCAGCGGCAAGGATGTACTGGATAAGCTGGAAACCGCATGGGAGAAATACCGGCATATCAGTGAAGGGGCGGAAAATGCTAACCGCGTGGCCACCTATGATGCTGCATTAAAATCCGGCAAAAGTAAGGCACAGGCGGCGTTTGAAGCGCGCGACTTGATGGACTTCAGCATGATGGGCTCGAGCAAACTGATTATCGGTCTGACCGATGTGGTGCCGTTTCTCAATGCCCGCCTGCAGGGGATGAGCAAACTGGGTAGGGCGATAAAGGACGATCCACGAGAGGTATTGAAGCGAGGGGGTATATCGCTGGTTTGTCTTTAGCTCTTCTGGCGCTGAACTGGGACGATAAGCGCTATAAAGAACTGCCTGACTGGGATAAAGATGCCTATTGGCATTTCTTTTTAGGTGATCAACACGTTCGTTTCCCTAAGCCCTTTGAAATCGGCCTGATGTTTGGCACAACGTCGGAGCGTTTCGTGCGTATGCTGGGCGGTGAAGATTCCCCCGGTAAGTTCGGCAAAGTCATCGCGAGAAATTTTCTTGAAACGATGGCATTCAATCCCATCCCACAGGTGGTGAAGCCGATGGCAGAAGCCTATGTGAATTATGACTTCTTCCGTGGCGGCCCTATCGAGAGCATGGCAGACAGTAACCTGATTGCTGCCGCGCGCTACAATGACCAAACCAGCTTACTGATGCGTGAAATCGGCGCGGCGACCGGGCTGTCTCCCAAGATGCTGGATCATATTGTTCAGGGGTATACCGGCACGCTGGGGGCGTATGTGTTGGGGGCAACCAATATTGTTGCGCGGCAGTTCAGTGATGCCGGCGAAACGCCAGCACTGCGGCTGGATGAATTGCCGGTTATCAAATCGTTTCTGCGCGGCTCTGACCCTGCCAAATCAACGCAATTCGCCGATGATTTCTACCGCATGATGAACCAGGCCAATCAGATTAGCCGCACGATTAATGCCTATCGGGAACAAGGGCGTAAGGATGATGCCAGCACCCTGAAGACAGAAAGTGCCGGGCTGTTATCAAAACGGAAAATGATGACAGAAACACAGAAAGCGGTTCGCCAACTGAATGATCGTATCGAGATGGTGCGTATTGATCGCACGCTATCGGCAGACGAGAAGCGAGAGCGCATTAACCGCATGATGGCCCAGCGAAACACACTCTATCAGCAGGCAGTAGAAAGAGTGAATCCGTATTTTGACCGATAAAGGTGGGGGATTGGCGTGGCAGTTTTTATCATCAGGGATGCGGCGGGTAATATTGTACTGGATCTGTCAAATAGCATTACAAAAACATTGGGATATTTTACGGTTGAACCGGGAATATCTCAGTCCATCACCATCCCGGATCTTTATGGTGGACGACTGTGGGTGTCTGTCTCGGCAGAGCAAATAAAATTCGATATTGGCGTTTGGAGCACACCTCCCTCGGCGGTAATTAACGGGAATACCATCACAGTGGCAACGACCAGGGATGTTCGTTGCTTCTGTGTTTACGGGATTTATTAATAATGGCATTTGTTCGGGTTGTAAACGACAGCGGTATAACGCTGATCGATTCTGAGGTGTTTAATTTATATTTATCTCAGAAAGGGCAACTAACTATGAATTGGGATGTGAATATTGGTGATTGCATGGTTATAACCTATAATGCAAAATCCAATCTCCCGCCACTGCTAGCTATATCCTGTTCTAGTCATCACGCGTCACTGCTTTCGGTTAAGAAAAATGGAAATGTATATACCTATACTATTATTTATGTTGATTCATCATCTGTTAATTCAGCGGTGATTGGTGACTATTATATCTTTGATGTCGGGATATTAACGAGGTCTGGTACAGGTGGGTTAATAATCAGAAATAAGGATGGTTATGTTACGTTTGACAGTGATAATCAATACTTGCGAGTACATTCAGTGGAGAGTTATGCACCATCAGGTTGGGATGAGTTATCTGGGCCAGTGGGTGCAGATTCTGTCAGAGGGTTGCCAATGGGGAGGCGGTTTGCGGCAGTCACGAACAAAGTAGGGTATGTTTACACAGAAAGAATTAATGGCGGTGAAGTTATGTCAACATGGTACTATGACGGGGTGAGAATAGCGAGTATAGGAGGAAATATGTCACGACATATGGAACTCTATCAGCAGTCACTGTATGAAAGTGGCGGAGCTAATCAAACGCGAAATAGCTCCGACTCACAGTATATGATTGTGGATGTTACGGGATACTGATAAACCATTTATTACTGCGGAAATCTGTTCTCACAGTCTGATAAATTTTTGAATTTGCTTCCTTCAACCCATGTATATTTAAATGCATCACCAACCAGATATTCTGGCTGTTTAAAGCCTGCTCTTTTTTCATATATTGGCTGGTCGTATATATGCCTGCCTATTTCTATTTTCCCCCAGCATGTGGGGGGCTTTGGCGGGGTGCATGCTGAGGTTAGTAAAATGACAGGAATCAAGTGAAATAGTTTATTCATATTAGTTACCTTGTGAATTATTATATCACTAATGAAAGTCAGTGTGAGTTGCTGCCGAGAGTTTATCTTATTGTGCTCCTGATGCACATTGCCAGCGTCAGAAGTGCAATAAAACCAATAATCCCCAAAACGATACTTCCATCGCTATTCAAATCCATTCGGCATTTCTTCGCTATCATCAGCGCAGCAGCACCGAACGGAATGGCAAGAGCGGGGTGAATGGTCATCATAATGGCAGTCAGAATGAGGCAAAAAATAAAGATAGTGGATGACATATTTCCTCTTGGTTTAGGGGCAAGTTTAGAGGCAAAAAAAGAGAAAAGGGCAAAAAAAGGGCAATAAATGTGTAGTAAAAGGTATCTCATGGTGGAACTTATAATAAAGCAACATCATGAAATATAAATAAAAATTAAAACTATCAGTTATTTATATTTCAAGATGATACTTGTTGAGATTGTACTGCTGTTTAGGTGTAACAGATTGATTTTCTGACATTTAACGGTAACTCGTGTTCATGGGGCCGGTGCTCCAGCATTGCTGGGGGCTAAGTGTACCATTAAGTGCGTGGCAGGCCACATGGCAAGCGAAAGCTTGGCTACGGTTAACAACAGCGAGGCCTGCGAGAGTGCCTGCCTGCGAGAAAATACAGTGCAGAAATCAGATGAGGGTGATGTATCTGTGAGATTCTCTTCTTAGAGAACGATGTTTTTCATGTGGTTATAGTATGAAATACGCATACTGAAAGCGCGAGTGTCGATAGCCACAAATATCCTGCCAGCGGCCCTTTTTTCCCGCTATCAAACCGGGCTATCACTGCTATGCTGTGGGCGCAGTCAGGGCGGGTGTGACGCACTCAAGCACCTTGTCGCTGGAGACGGGCCTTTATCCGGGTGAATGTGTTGGTGAAAAAGAGAACCATACCCATGAAAAAATTGCTTTTGGCCGTGGTGGCCACGGCGATGTTGTCAGGCTGTTCCGTGTTTAGCACGAAAACGACCAGCCTGAGCAGTACCTTTGTTTCGCCTTACTATTTTTCTTACACCACTGCCCATGTGTTGCAGAAAAACACCAATTGGGTGGAGAACGTGTATTTGTCGGGGAATCCTGCCCGCTGGGATGAAATCCGTGGCACGTACCGTGCGGCGTTGCCGAAAATCACGCTGACTTACCGGGTTGAGCCCTCAAGTAACGGTTATCGGATAACGTATAACGGTGCGGTGAATTATCTGCTGCGGGCGCAGCACGGCGTCGAGAATGGCAAGGATATGGTTGAAGGTGAGAGCGTGCGCCAGTTCCTTATTCCTCAGCGTAGCGTGGAAGTGACGCCCGGTAAAAAAACCTTGCTGACACTCACCGATGATATCAAGGTTGAAGCGTCGCTGGAGCAGAAAGTCGAAATGCATTCGATAGAAGACCGCTAA